TAGCAAACACTGGACACGGGCATGGACTACATCAAGCATTTAGTGTTGCTGAAGGCGGTACGGGAGCCAGCAGTTTGTTGCACGAAGGACGTCATCACTTGTCAAAGGTTGCTCCTAGAATGAATAACTCAATTGGAGCGATGACTCAATCATCTAACGCAGCTGGAGTGGCTGGTAAAGCATTGGGATTTGCGTCTAAAGCGGCACCATTTGCATGGGCTGGAAATATGGCGTTGCAAGGGGTAGATGTCGCAATGGATCCTGCAAAAAATTTAGCAGAAACTCAACAAGTTGCAAATAAAGGTGTTGTGGGTAGAGCTTGGCATGGATTTGCTAACCCTATTAAGACCATAGCAGGTACAGGACAAATGTTAGGGGAGCTAGGTAAGCTTAATGTCCAAAACTCCATGGACGAAGCTGCGCGTAATCCTGGACAGATAAATCAAAATTATACACCAACTTATACATCTAGCGCTACATCCACTGGACCAGGTATTCCATCTAATGTATCTGTTCCTATAAAGCAAATACCTCAACAGGCAAATCAATTTCAGCCAGTTGGACAACCGTTCCAGAAAAAATCTAACGTTCAGTTGCCACAGCTCCAGACCAGTATTCCAAATGAAACACCAGAGGGATTATACAAAAGAATTTTGTCTAAAAATTTAAACGTTGACCAATTCTTTAATAACGCTATAAAACACGATTGGAAAATACCAGGCGTTCCTGGGTTCCTTGCAAGAACTGTAGCAAGAAAAGCTCAGCAAAATCCAGATCCATACTTAAATTCTCTGAGAAACAAAGTTCCTAAAAAAACAATAATAGACGCTATAATTAGGAATCCAGATGCATTTAAGAATGTTTCCAATAATTCAATAAACACAGCAAATATAACTTAATACATATGGGAATGTTCGATGAAATTAAAGTCAGTGTAGAATTACCACTTAATGACGAATTAAAGAAACATTCAATTAATTGGAGTGAAATAAATTTTCAAACAAAAGACCTAGATAATTGTTTGAGTCAATACTTCATAACAGAAACTGGAGATCTAGTAGAAGAGATAGTAGAAAGAGAATACATACCATTCTCTGAGGAAGAGAGAAAAAGTAAAGAAGTTAGACCGTGGAATATTTGGAAAGAAGTAATAGAGAAAGATAGATACACAAAGAAAATAGACTATCACGGTAAAATAACATTTTATAGTAGCATAGACTCATCCGACACAGAGGAAACCTGGATGGATTTTGATGCATACTTTATTTACGGAAAATTAGATAAGATTTTATTAGTTGAGGTAAAAACAACCGAAAAACATTCAATTAGCTTTGATAGGCTAATGAAAGAGCAAAAGGAAAAAGAAAATAAACTAATAAATAGATTTAAGAGGTTGCTAAATAAAGTTGGCTGGAAACATTTTTGGAGATATATAAGTTACTTGATATATAAGACCGAAAGAGGATTGAATTACGTAAATATGTTTATACGTAGATATTTAATTTATTAATACATGAAAAAAGATTTGTTTTCAGAGCTTTTTCCAGACTTTGTCCAGAAGAATGCGTTACCACAAGTAATAGATCCTAACGGATCAAAATCGTCTTACCCAGTTCCAGCAATGAAAAAGGGTAAGTTAACTTATGCTACCCCAGACGAAGTGGAATACAAAATATTGTCCCCTTCGCACGTGTATACAGACTCTATTAATCTAGCCCCAATGTTTAGTACAATGAAAGGGGCTAGAGCATTTATGGCTGGCAAGTATTTTACGCAAGCTTTACCGATGGCACAACCAGAGCCACCTCTTGTAATGTCATTAGACGAAGACAATGAACAACCATTAGAAAAGACCATAGGGTCTAAAATAGGAGTTGTCGCGTCCCCAACTGACGGGGTAGTTAAAAAAATAACAAACGATAGAATAACAATAACTGGGTTAGACAAAAAAGATGTGGACATGGAGTTAAGATATTTTTATCCACACAACAGAAAAACATTTACTACAGACACTCCATTAGTTAAGCCAGGTGATCAAGTCAAAACCGGACAAGCATTAGCTCATTCAAATTATGTAAATAAAGACGGAGAACTATCTATAGGCAAGAATCTTAGGGTAGCTTTTATGCCAGGAAAACAGGGTGGTACGTTTGAGGACTCTATTACAATTAGTGAGGGCGCTGCATCTAAACTTACGTCATCGCATTTATATGGATTTGATGTAGAGAATAAGGACGGAGTAGTTTCCAGTAAAAATAAATTTATACAATTGTTCCCAAATAAATACACAAAGGAACAGCTAAGCAAGATAGACGACAATGGAATGATTAAATCAGGTGCAGAAATAAATCCTGGTGATCCAGTATTTTTATCTGTTGCTCCTAGGATTCTAAGGGCAGAAGACAGAGCTAAAGGCAATCTCCATAAAATTCTCAAAAAATCTTTTATAGATAAAAGCCAAACATGGGAAAAAAACGTAAATGGTAACGTTATAGATGCCATAGAAACAAGAAGAGGTTTGTCTGTAAACATATCAGCAAATTTTCCAGCAAAGCCTGGTGATAAAATATCATCTAGATTTGCTGCTAAGGGAGTTATTGGTCGAATAATTCCTGATGATAAAATGTTTAAAGATAAAGACGGAAACACAGTGGACATATTGATTAATCCAGCTGCCATGATTGGAAGAGTTAACCCAGGAATGGTATATGAAGCATTGTTAGGAAAAGTCGCCACAAAGACTGGAAAAAGATATACACTTCCATCCTTTTCTTCTGACTCGTTTCACGACTTCGTAAAAAATGAATTAGACCTTAATCAGGTCTCAGATACAGAAGACTTACTGGACCCAGAAACAAATAAAGTAATACCAAAAGTTCTTACTGGTATACAAAATTTTCTAAAACTAGAGCATACAGCAGACGCAAAGCTTAGCGCGATAGATGAGGGTAATCCAGATCTAAACGAACAACCAGGCAAACCAGGTGGATCAGAAAGCGCAAAAAGAATAGGTATGCTAGATACAATGGCATTACTTTCTCATGGTGCTGTTAAAAATTTATTCGATATTCAGAATTATAGGACGGGTGCAAACGTGGATATGTGGAGATCTATAAAAATGGGCATGTCACTTCCTGCACCAAAGACTCCTTTTATTTATGAAAAATTTACAAACACCCTAAAAGCAGCTGGTATTAATCCAGATAAAAAGGGATCCAATATAACAATAAAAGCACTAAGAAGAAGCGATATAGACTCATTAGTCGGAGACAGGGAATTAAATAACTCAGATACAATAGACCCTAGAACTGGAGAACCAGTAAAAGGTGGATTAATGGATCAGTCATTGCACGGTATAGATGGAAGAAACTGGAGCTTCATTTCATTGGACGAGCCTACGCCGAACCCAATACTAGAGGAGCCTCTTAGAAAAATCCTGGGATTAACTGAAAACAAGATGAGGGATGTTCTATCCGGTAAGGAGATGATCAACGGGAAAACCGGCCCACAGGCGTTAATTGATGCATATCAATCAATTGATTTTAATAGAATGGATGAAGACCTAAGGTCTGCAATAAGAAATGGATCAAAGACATCTAGAAATGATGCAGTAAAAAAATTAAATATTCTATCTGGAATCAGGAAGCAAGGATTGGATAAAGATGATTTCTTTATGACAAGGGTTCCTGTTTTACCTCCTAGCTATAGACCAGTGTCAATGGCCGGTAAAATGATGTTAAGTGCTGATTCTAATTATTTATATAAAGACTTAATGACCGCTAGGGATTTACATAGAGAATCAAAAGACACATTTGGCGATGCAGAAGCAGGAGAGGAGAGGCTTGCGGTATATGATGCGTTAACCGCTGTAATGGGCCTTGGTGATCCTCTTCATCCTAAACTACAGCAAAAGGGAATAAAAGGTTTTATAAAGTCACTGGCTGGATCAGGTGGACCAAAGACTGGTATGTTTTTGTCAAAAGTTATTGGACATACTGTAAATACTGTTGGAAGAGGGGTAACCATACCTAGTGATGATTTAGATATGGACAGTATAGGGGTTCCAGCAAAAATGGCATGGAAATTATATGCTCCATTCGTTATGCGTAGAATGGTTAAAAATGGTATGCCATCGACTCAGGCTGCATTGAACGTAGAAAGAAAGAGTGATTACGCTAAAAAATTCTTGCTAGACGAAATGTCAGAAAGACCAGTACTCTACAATAGAGCTCCAGCATTGCATAGATTTAATATAATGGCTGCAACACCAAGGCTTGTGACTGGTGATTCGATTCAGGTGAGTCCATTAATCGTTAAGGGGTTTAACCTGGATTTTGACGGAGACCAAATGAATGTCCATGTGCCAGTATCTGATGACGCCGTTGATGAGGCAAAGAAAAAATTGATGCCGTCAAAGAATCTACTATCTATCAAAGACAAAAAGATATTTTACACTCCTTCACAGGAGTTTGTTTTAGGTCTTTACAATACTACAAATATAGACAAAAATAAACCTTCAGTAAAATTTAAAGATGCTTCGGATGTTATAGCTGCGTACAGAAGAGGAGAAATATCAATCGACACACCAGTTGAAATTAGTGCATAATATTAAAATGAATGAGGTTCCTTCAGTATTATTCGGAAAAGAGGCTTCTATAGCTAAAAGCTTGTTAGCTCCATTAGTTACTGGTGGCATAACTGCTGGTGGATTAGACTACCTACAAAATAAAGACAATTATGGGGACGTCACCCCAAGTAGAGTTGGACTCGGATTAGTTAATTTGCTCACTGGTGCTCTTGGGGGAAACTTAATAAACAAAGGTGAAGTCACCAAAGGCCTTGGGACCGTTTTACTTGCTCCGACAAAAGACGTCGCACTAGCTGCGATTCCTGCATTGCATGGGTTACAGAAATCCCAAGACGAAATTGCAAAAACTCAAGAATACATAAGAAAGCCATTTTTAGATAAACTGTCTCCCACAGAGAAAACAATTTTGGGTGGTGCAGGAGTAGTTGGTACAGCTGCATTAATTCCAATGATATTGAATATGAGTAGAGCAGCTAAAAGGGTCGGTGAAGGAAAATCTATTAGGGTTAGTACAAGCTTAAGAAAAAGGCCAAATCAAGATACTGACTTGAACGTTGGGGTAGTAGACCTACCAGAAGAGGAAAAAGAAGAGTCAAGCCAACAAGAAGAAAAACCAAAGGGTTTGATTAAAAAATTATTTAATATTTAATGTATGCCAGATCCAATTTTAGGAGACCAACATTTTATTCCAAATCCACTGGTTGACAGCCAAAAAACTAGATTTTATAGAGACGCTTCTTCTGGCTCTTTATCTATCCAGTACACAAAAGATGGTGGTAAAAACTGGAAAGAGTTCATAAGCCAACCATCTTCTTTAGCTACTGAGGGTTGGGTTCCAACACTAGACTTAAATGGAAATGTGGTATGGAGACCTATTAACTCTTTGGTAACATTAAGTGCTGGGCCAGGCACTACGTCTGGTTCGGCTGCAGCCCCAGGGTTTGTTGATTTTTATTTTCCAGGAACGCTTTTTGCTGGAAAGACGTTTGGCTATTTTGATGTACCTGGTACACAATCTTTGATTTGCTATGGCATGCAGGTAAGTTTTTTTATGAGTCCAGTTGGTGACTCCACTGTTATACAGCTAAAAGAAGAGAGCACCAATTCAATGATTAATGAAACCATCATAGAAGATGGTAAATTATTTTATTACGAAATTTTCACTAAAGAGAAAGAATTTTTCCCACAGGATCAAATAAGACTTAAGGTGATATCTGTAGCTAATACATCCCCTGGGGAGTTTATGACCTGTAGATTACTTTTTAGATAAGGAACAAACATATGTTAAATTTCAATACTGAGTTACTGAACGAAATATTAAATAAGATAGATAAAAAAGCTTTTGTCTCTTCTCCTCAGACTCAACAAGCAATAGCGCAAGCTCAGCAGGATGGTTCGATTGCTCCACCGCCTCCACCAGCCCCAGGAACTGATGCTCAGCCACAGATAGGTTTCCCAGAGCTTGCACAATTAGTCCAAGGTGGACTAGAGCAGTTGGCACAAATGCAGCAGCAAACAATGCAGATTGTTCAGCAAATCGGTATGGAGCTGCAAGCAATGAAAATGGGAGGAAAGGGAGAAAAGAAAAAAAGTGTTCAAGAAAGACTTGACCAAATAGAGCAAATGATGGCACAAATAACTGGTGCAGACCCACAGCAACAACAGGCCGCAGCCCAGCAGGAGCCGCAAGCTCCTCCAGCCGATCAACAGGCTCAAGCTGCTCCTGAGGGCCAACCAGCACAATAAAAAAAAATGCCAGATTATTCCTTAAGAGTTATTGCTAAAAATAACCCTTTAGAAGAACCGCTGCTAGACACAAAAAGTGTCAAGACAATAGAAATAAGGGATAACACAAATACCCTTGTTGCATTAATATTGTTAATGCCACCTAGTCCTGTAATGATTATCTCAAGAGACGATCAAGAAGACTTTGATCAAGTAGCGAAAAATCTGGGAATAAAAATAACAGAGTAATAAAATGACAAATAAAAAAAACAACACGTCTTGGACAAAAAACGAATTTCAGAAAGCTTGTGACTATAAAAACAATGGTCTGACATACGACCAGATCGCAAAAAAATTAATGCGCAGCTTTAGCTCGGTGGAGCATGCACTTAGACCATCATCTAATCTATTTGATAAATTTACGGATTCACTTGAGTACGCTAAAGAGGTGTTGCCTGTAGACAAAAAACAAAATAAGACTAGGTGTGTAGGCAACGAAAATGAGATGGAGGCTGAATCAGTCACTGAAGATATTAAAACATTAGAAGATTTGATTGGCGCGTGTAACATAGATCTTAAAAAGTGGCAAATTGAACGATGGACTGCAAACACATGGCCAGTTGGAATGAAATCAAAAGACGGCGATGTTATAACCAAAAACTTGTATCAAGTTAAGGCCCAACTAAAGAGAAACCAGCTAACTCAAGAAAAAATTTCAGACATTTTTAATAGCTGCATCTCTGGTATAAAAAGCTCTATAACTTCAACAAAGAAACACAATATTTCAGGTGGAAAGGTTTTTGAGATTTCTATCCCAGATTTACACTTAGGTAAATTAGCCTGGGAAGAAGAAACTGGGCACAGTAATTATAACTCAGGTGAAGCCATTGTAAGATTCAAATCAGCTTTGTTGGACTTTTTAGACAAAGTTAAGAATGAGAAAATATCAGAGATAATTCTTCCAATAGGTAATGATTTTTTTAATGTAAACAATAAAGAAAATACTACTGGAAATGGAACTCCTCAGAACGAAGACAGTAGATGGCAAAAATCATTTAGGAGGGGTTGCGAATTATCCACGTGGGCTATCAATCAATGTAATTCAGTTGCTCCTGTAAAGGTTATTATAGTTCCTGGTAATCATGACATAGAAAGGACCTTTTATTTGGGAGAATTCCTTGGAGCCTTCTTTAAGGGGTTTAAGACTGTGTCCATAGATAACGCTGCCACAGCAAGAAAATACCACGCAGTAGGAAATACATTACTTTGTTTTACTCATGGAGATAAAATAAAATTAAACCAACTCACTAGAATAGCACAAGTAGAGCAAAGAGAGTTATGGGGTAAGACCGTTTATTGTGAGTGGCACCTTGGACATTTGCACAGAGAGTCCTCAATAGAGGAAGGAGGGGTAATAGCAAGAGTTATACCTAGTCTATCTCCACCTGACGCATGGCATAGCAATTCTGGATATGTTACCTCTAATAGATGTGCCCAGGCTTTTTTGTATGACAAAAATAAGGGACTTGAGTGTATCTATTATCATAGGGTATAGTTATTTTAAATGACTACTACAGTAGCTAGATTAATTTTTAATTCAATTGTCCCAGAGGGAGTAAGGAATGATATTCCAAACGACAGGCCCATAGGGAGCAAAGAAGTCAAAGATGTATTACAAAGAATAGCGGAGACTGACCCAGAAAAATATAAAGATATATCTTTTAAGCTACTAAGACTTGGATCAAAAGGGGCTGTCGAAACAGGCAGCTCTTTTTCTATGAAAGATCTTGAGTCCCCAATAGATAAAAAAACTTTGATGGATCAAGTTTCGACGGAAGAAAATAATATTTTTTCCGACGAAACTTTGACTCAAGAACAAAAAGAAGAAAAACTTGTAAAACTTTATAATAGGTATTCTTCAAAGATGCCTGACATGATATTTGATGCATCCCTAAAGAAGGGGTCAAATCTAGCAAAAATGGTTGCATCAGGAGCCAGAGGAAATAAAAGCCAATTAAATAGTAATATAGGTGCAGACTTCTTGGTGATGGACCAAACAAATACTCCAGTCCCTATAGGAATAAAAAGCTCATATACACAGGGAATGAATCCAGCTGAATATTTTGCAGCGAGTTATGGAACCAGGGCTGGATTGATAGCTACAAAATTTTCTACACAAAACTCTGGATTCCTAGCAAAACAAATCAATGCAGCCGCAATGGACTTATTGGTAACTGAAGATGACTGTAAGTCCTCTTCAGGTATTCCCGTTTCAATTGAGGATAAAGACAACGTTGGATCTGTCTTGGCTAAAGGGGTTGCTGGGTATCCCGCTGGAACCTTACTTAATACAAAAGTAATAAGGGATATACAAAAGCGTGGAAAAAGTAAATTATTAGTTAGGTCTCCAATGACATGCGCAGCACATAATGGAGTATGCTCAAGATGCTGTGGGGTAAGAGAACGCGGAACACTACCTGGATTATCAGATGCGGTTGGGCTTGCAGCAGCAAGCGCTCTAACAGAACCTCTTAGCCAGAGTTTGCTTTCCACTAAGCACTCAGCTGGTGTAGCAAACGTAGCAAAGGTTACTGGATTTAAAGCAATAAATGCATTGTTTCAGGTTCCTGAAACGTTTCCAGATAAAGCTTCTTTATCTGAAGCTGATGGTGTCGTTGACAGTATAGATAAATTGCCTCAGGGGGGTTCAAGTGTTGTCATAGGTGGAAAAGAACACTATATATCTCCAGAACATGAAATATTGGTAAAAAGAGGCGACAAAATAGAATCAGGAGACAGACTATCTAGTGGTTTGATGAACCCAGCTGATGTAGTGAGATTAAAGGGTATAGGAGCAGGAAGGTTGAGCTTATTAAAGCAAATACAAGACACATTTAAAGACAACGGAATAGACGTGTCCAGGAGAAATGCCGAATTGGTTGCCAGAGCCGTTGTAGATCATGTTACGGTAACTGATGCTGATGAATCTAGCCATTATTTACCTGACGATATAGTCGAGTACAGTTCTTTCAGTAAAAGCTATGTGCCAAGGCCAGACTCATTAAATCTAGAGCCAAATAAAGCTATCGGGAAATTTTTAGAGTCGCCTGTACTACATTATAGCATTGGTACAAGAGTTACACCAAGTGTTGTAAAAGAGTTAAATGAGATGGAAGAGAAACAAGTTTTGGTTTCCGACCATGAACCTAGTTTTAAACCTAATATGGTCAGATTAATGGAGAATCCTTCTCATGACAAAGATTGGATGTCTCAACTTGGTACGTCTTATGTGCAAAAAAACTTAAAGAAAAACGTAATTAGAGGTGATGTAACATCTAATATTCATGGTACCAATCCACTTCCAGCACTAGCATATGGAAAAGAATTTGGTAGACCACCAAAGAATACAATTGGTTATTAAAATACTTGATTAAAGTTTATTTTAGTGTATCTATTTAATCAGATAGTAGGTCACAGACAAAGCACAACAATTATAATTATGGATAAAAGAATTATTTTTCCGCAAGAGGAAAGAGACGTATCAAATTGGTATTGGTATAAATCAGCTTTTAATTTTGATGAAATACAGAAAATTGATGAATCTGCTTCTAAGTTAGAATTAAAAGAGGCGGTTACGTATGGTGCTGATAAACCAAACCTTGGTCACAGGGACAGTAAAATAAGTTGGCTCCACCAAGAAAATTCTGAATTTAGTTGGCTATACGATAAATTGATAGACTTATCAGTAAGAGCAAACAAAGACTTATGGAATTTTGATCTTAATAGCATTAATGAGTCAATACAGTACACCAAGTATTTAGGTGGTGGAGGACACTTTGGTTGGCATCTTGATGTTGGCCCAGGAATGACTTCAAAAAGAAAATTAAGCATAGTAGTTCAATTGTCTGATCCGGTTGAGTATGAGGGGGGGACTCTTCAGGTTATGAAGGGATCAAATCCTCAAGACTTGCCCAAAGACAGGGGTTCAGTTATTTTATTCCCTTCATACATTTTACATAGAGTTACCCCAGTAATTTCTGGTACAAGAAAGAGCTTAGTTTTATGGGTCGGCGGCAATCATTTTAGGTAATAAAATAAATTTCCCTCCAAAGTAAAACACAACCATGTTTATTGTGGTTGTGTTTTATGTTTATGTATGGGTACCTAAAACAACACAAATAAAAGCCATAATATATTGTAGGATGTACCCCATTCTATAAATCATAAATCCTATGAAAAAAGAAGAAGTGATCACAGTAATAAAGGCAATTTCAAAAATTGCATTTATTGCTTTAATAATAGTTATAGCTATAAAGGCTTTAATAAAAGTAATAAGTTTAGCTTTACCATTGATATTCTGGGCATTGGTGCTTGCAGCAATTTATGGATTTACTTTATTTATTACTGAAAAAGATAACAACAAAAATTAATATTAATATGAAAACATTTATATTAAGTGTAATAGCATTATCAACAAGTGCTTGCATGGCATCAATAATATACATATATTATTGCCCAATTGATAGAATAGTTCAGAGCTATACATGGCCTGGAATATATAAGTGTCCAGTCTGTAATAGCGCAATGATGAATAGTGCTAGAATGCCAGGAGAAATACCAAAATGAGTTGCCTGGGATCCGGCCATTGTTGTCGGATTCCATGCGCTTACGGCGAATGGAATAATGATAAAACAAAATGCAAACATCTCAAAGTAAAACATCACATAAAAAATGTTACCGTATATGAATGCGGAAATTACCAAAAAATTAAGCAAAGTGTACCAGACTGGGAGATCTATCCAGCTTTTGGAGCTGGATGCTGTCAACCACTCTTCAATACAGAAAGGTCAAGAATCATTGAGCTCATTAGACAAGGAGATATTAGTCTTCCTGTTCACTCTAATCAATGAGCTTAGTAATGTAGTACTCTCAGAGGACCAATGGTTTCTTGCAGAGGAGGCAGCAACGATGAGATGTATAAACTTAGGAATAAAACCAGACAGTATCTTAACAATAAAAGATAAGGTACGAAACATAAGAAAACGAAACATAGAAGCAAATCCAATTGCTTCTATGTTTTAAACGAAAAAAGCGAGAACACAAAATGTTCTCGCTTTTTTTTAGCTACTAGCTAATAATTACAAAAAACTTCTTTCTTTTGTGAAGATTATCAGTAAGAATAACTAAAAATATGCCGACTCCATTACAACAGGTTGAACAAAATTTATCCGAAATAGCAGTAGCTAAAATATCAGAAAAAAACCCCAACTTATTGAACCACTACTTGGGTTTTGACATCATAGACAAAAATGATGATGGCACAAGAGCCGCTGGTATAATGGGCTTCAAGTTAGGCGGACAACTAATCTACATTCCAGTATTTTTCCTTAATGGAAAGGTAAAGGGAATGGAGGTTATGTATCTAAAAAATTCTGATACATTTGTAGCAAACAACGAACAATGGGTTAACTATCTATCCGGTCAAAACCCAGAAGACATTGGTGAACCAGCCAAACAAAGTCCTGTAATAGATGGGGAAACGAGTAACACATTAAGAATATTTTCAAGGCCACCAGCTAGTGCAAACAGCAAAGCTGCATCTTTGGAGAATTTTTATGACATAACTGTTGATGACTTTATTGATACAAAAATGGCACTATCTGAAACTGATAGTGATTTAATCGATTTTCTTCAAAAGTCTGGAAAAGAGAATTATGATAATTTCATAAAATACGCTCTTGAGACTCCAGAAATATTTTCATATATATCTAAGTTTTATGACCTGGATGACCTTAAGATAACTTTTGAGTCTAAAAAAGAGGCAAAGCAAGAAGACACAAAAGATCCAATAACGTTGATTAAGTCTGGTGACGCTCTGCTCAAGCTGTCAAATCTTTCCACAGAAGAAAAAACTGAAATAATTAAAAATGGATATAGAATTGACGACAACAGGGATGAAAAAGATAAAAGCGATTTATACTTAGGAGATTATAGAAAAGAATTTGGTCAAGTTACTGAAACTGGTCTATATGATATTCTAAATCATAATGGCGAAATTGTTAAGGCGATGGTTTTTGTTTCTGCAAGGGGAATCACTACTGGGTCAAATGACCAGTCCATGCATTCGATGGGCAAAGCTTATTCCCCGCAGGTCGTTGTTGACCCAAGCAGCGGTAAAATGGAATGGGCAAAACAACCCGTTTATTATAAATCTAATTCAGGGACTACACAGGAGCTAACAAAAGAAGAGAAAGACGAAATACTCAAAGATACCGGAAAAGAACTTAGCTCGTGTTCTGTTGGAAAGAAATACTTTTTAGTTGATCATGAATTAAGTGTTTATGGTCCATTTAATGTAACAAACAAGATAACAGAAAACAAAAAAACCACTATACTTGTAGAGCAAGATTACGTTCCATTCAGCAATAGCAATTTCTTGACTGATGGCGGAAATTCTTCTTGTTTGTCTTCTGGATGTTGTGGGCACTGCTGGGGATCAAAAGGTTATCTTAGGTCAATCGACAAAGAACATGGTTTACCTGAGTTCACCAAGGGTAATGTAGTGTTTGTTCCTAAGTGCTGTAAGGTAATTGAAGTTAAAACACCAGATTTCGACTCTACCGCCGTAAACGATATTAAACCTGGCGACGATAAAACTCTTCAATCGTTACTAACTGGCAGAGGTGCAGGAGAAATTTTAGTCGAAAAATCTGCTGCATTTGACATTAATGTATTTGTTGATGGATCTTCTTTATCTTTTAGAGACAAGAGTGAAGTAGTAGTCGACTTGATGAGTAGAGCTGGATTGAATCAGCAAGACTCAGAAAAAGTGGCGTACGAGATATTTGAACAAAAGAAAGCTAGGGTTTCTGGGTGGTATTTACCAAGAACAAATAAAAAATTAGCTTTCCCATCTTTTGTTACTCCAGATGGCGCAGCGGGTGTCAACAGGGATGGCACGCCAGTTCAAACTGAACAGCAATTAAGGACTCAAATGACTGAATCTAGTCCTGGACCTAGACCAGCTACAGATATGGATATTGGTCTGTGGAATCAGATTACTGACGAAGATTTGAAGTTCCTCGAAAGAGCAAGTGACAGTAATTCTCGCCAGGTTTTTGATCCAGCAATGATAGGAGTTATTGTAAGGACATCTAGGTCTCAGTCCATTGTCCAGGAATATATTCCTGAACTGGTTGATAACTTAGACAGAATGTGCAGATTGCTTCTTTTATTTTACTGGCATAATTCTGATTTTGCCGAAGAATATGGAATTGATGAAATGGCAGATTTTGAGGACTTAATCTTATCTACGATAAAATCGACAGCTAAAGTTGTTTTATTCTTGAAGCAAAGAGCCGTAGAAAGTTCAGCCAGCCAAACAGATGTGCTTCAGTAGTGAATAGATAATTGAATACCTAATAGTTTAATTTATAGTGAAATAAAATAAATTATGAATAAATACTCAAAAATCTATTTTAATGAATTAAATCAAAAAAATGCATTTGTGGTGCCAGCCGCCAGGGCCGCATTTTCTGTAGCAAAACCAATTGTTTCCGCTGGTGTAAAAAATTTATTAAATACAGCCAAGCCAATAGTTTCTAGCGCAATTCAAAAAGGCGTTAGTGCAGCAAAGCCATTAACGCAAAAAACAATAAAAAGCGTTGGCAATCTAAGTAGTGGAATTACAGGAGGCATTGGATCAATGGCAAGAGGGTATAGGGGCATATTAGAATCAAATCAGCCAATTAAAAATAAGGCAATGTCGATAATGAGTAATACATTTACTCAGCCATGGAACACAGCCACTGCAATAGCGAAGGAAAGGGGAGGAATCAAGAATATATCTGCTAAAGATATTGGAACCGTATTTGGTGTTGCAACACCTGGATTGGCTATCAATAACGCTATTGATACAGGTATTGATTCGGCATTTGGAGATCAGCCACAAAATCAAGACGAAACTCAAAATGATTTATGGAGTGACATAAACAGAGGAAGCATTAAATATAGATAAAATGTATACAAAAATATATTTAAATAAGATAGCTATAGAACTTGATAAAACTGCTGGAAGAGGTGAAATGGCTATCAAACTTATAGGTATGGCAACTAGAGCTATGAAAAATACTCCACAAACTATTTTCTCAAAAGCTCAGGGAAAAATGATCGACCTAAGAAAGCCAATAGAAAAAATAACTGGAACAGCTGGAGTATTGAAAGATATGATAAAAAATCAGGGAATAAAAAAAGATCCTGTATTTACTCGTTCTCTTCAGTCTGATTATACCAGACTACTTAGGGATAGATTACAGGAATTAAATAGCTTAACTAACCCCATATTGAATTAATTATGAACAGATACACAGATATATATAGAAACTCTATATCAAAAGAAGCGAATGTTTTTAGTTCCGCTATGAACATTGCTAAACCCTTTGCATCTACAGCAATTAATTCTGTAAAAGGTTTTGCAACCAGCCCTAAATTAATGGGAGGTCTTGCCGCAACTGGAGTCGGAGGCGCAGGAGCTTACAATCAGCTGACCGGAACAGACACAATGCTGGGTAGAGCAAGAGACACTGCATATAATATGTTAGGAAAAGAAAGCCCCACACAATCTGCTGCAAATGCTGTCATGGATCTTGAGCAGTCTAGGTTAAATAAAAGAACCAACTATTTAAAAAATGATCTACCAGTTGCAGAATCTTCTGCCAGCAAGGGTAGCTTAATGAAAAATATACCATCTGGTTCTGTTTCTTTTCTCGGTGGAAATTCAGGCAGCTCAGTAGTAGAAAAAGCTACACAGCAATATAATACTCAGAACCAGGCAAATATAAATTCCGCAATAAATGATGCTCCTGGATTTTTACCAAAAGATAGCAATACATCGCCAAAGATGCAGACAACAGATGGAATGGTACAGGTAAGAAGGGTGATAAATAAAAAATCAGATTTTTTAATGTCTAAGGGCATATTACCTACTTCCAAAAAGCAGGTTCAAAAAATATTAATTAAGGCGTTAATCTCTTCTTCTATAGGAACGGCTGTTGGATCTAGATTAGGAAAAATGGTTGAGGCAAAAAGTTATGAGAAGAGTGGCAACGATCAATCAATTACAGGAAGTCAAAGCACTCCTGGATTTTTAGGTCAATTAACAAAGGAAATAGTATTAGATCCACCTGTAGACGCTGTAAAAGATTTATCGTCATCAGCAAACCTAGCATATTCTGGTGATCATGCTGGCGCTGGAGGTAAGTTTCTTTCTGGAGTTGGCAACGCTTTATTGACGGGATCTTCATTTGTCCCTGCTCTTGGGGTGGCAGGAAAGGGAATTAGGCTATTAAGTAAAATTACCGGAGCTGGTGCAAAAGCCTTAAAATTGACTAATGCCGCAAGTAAGATTAATAGAGCTGGAGCTGTTTCTTCAAAGTTTTTAAGGGCACCAAAAGCAATTCTGGGAAAGACCCCAGTATTGGGAGTATTAACGGGAAACAAAAATATATTTAAATATACAAAGCCCCAAGCTGGTCAAAAATTTTTACAACCATCTAACTTATTAAGGTTAAGTGGAAACACAATGAAGGGTGTGGTCAATAGTGCACCCACCTTAGGAGCGGGTCTAGGATTATCTGGAGCAGGCTCATTAATGTACTCATATAGCCCAAGTGGCCAAATGGATTCAATGCTGAATAGTAGTGTTTTTAGTGATATAATAGGAAAAGACTTAACAGAAGAAATATCTGGACTATCCTCAAAGGATAAATTAAGAGTATTCCAGCACCTCAAAAACAAAACAGACATTCCAGAAAGAGTTCTAGGCGACTGGACAAATTCATGAGTAATATAAAAAGATTTTCAAGAGATTTTAGTGACGATCCAGATTACTCTCCTTCTTGGAGGGCTAACCAAGCATTCGAATATAGAAGGGTCCACAGGGAATTGCTTACTAGAGGGGAAGAAGATTTTGTTGTGATCCCAGAGGACGAGGACGATCAATACATAATAGATTATTTTTCATATTTAGTTCATGGGGCCTGCAGATTCCCAGAAGTCAAATACGCACATTCTTGTTTTGTAAGTAATCACACAAGAGGATTTGGCACACAAATACAATCCATGCTTCTTGGCAAAAAGACACTTAAGGAAATCTCTTCAGAATTTAAAACAAAAGAGCAAAATATTGAGTGTTACTTAAAATTATTTTTCGATGTGTCTAGGTATCTGGATAGTGAAAATTTTGTTTATTCAATTATTTCACCATATGATAGGTGGAAAGAGACTCCACAAGACGTAGTGGCAAGCTCAATATGGATGGGCATTTCCTATGCGTTTGGCTGGGAGACAGCAAAATATATACTACAAAGAAGAATTAATGTGAACGATAGTATTGCTTCTAAGCTAGTAAATTCTATGAAGAATTGCTTGGAGCTTCAGGCAAGTGAATATATACTTGGGGTTAGATTGATAAATCACGCTAGACCAAGTGACTTCGATAGACATATATCTTACACGAATGCATTAAGTCTATCTGAGCAGACAAAACAAGGAGACGAAAATTTAAATTCAGATTTATTTAGAAAAGCACTTTGGGAAAGCATAACAGAGGTGTCATCGACGCTTAGCTACGATGATCCAGTTAGAAAAATAATCGGTGACAAAGAAAGAGAATCAAGAGGAGTAGACAAAAAAGAAATTAAAGAATTGACATATTTTTCTCCACAACCATTATAATTTATCTTAATATAATAAACACTTATGATTTACGAGCGTATTGAAAAAGCACTTAATTCTGCTATCAAACTCCATAACTCTGGAACAAATGCAAATGATAGTATTATAAAAGTAGCTAGAGAACATGAACTTAACCCAGAGACTATTAATAGAGTCATCGAAGCTTTCAATACTGCTAAGACAAAAGCTTATGTTAAAGTAGCAAAAGATAAATCAGCTGATTTTGACATAGCGGATAAAAAAACAGTAATAAATAGTGTATTCAACGAAGCTCAAATTCCTGCTAATTCTGTTGTTTCAGAAATGAAAGAGGACTTGAATGATTTTCTTGCTACTGAAGAAGTATCTAAGACTGCTTCGGAAGAAGAGTTTAATATTGCAAGCACCTCGTCTATCCCCCTAGAATCAAGGATCAAAACAGCATTCTTCGCTATAAATGAACAGAACAGAGAATTAAGCGAAAAGAGAGATTACCTAATAGACAGCAGAGAGGCTTTCTATAAGGGGATGAAAGAAGCTTCAGAAATATTAGAGTTTACTGAAGAAAGAGAGAAAATAGCCGATTACGCTGCTCAAATTTTTTACGAGTATCAAGACAATAAACCAGCTGGAAGAATACTTGGGTTGATAGCTAAAGTCGCAAAGATAACAATAGATGATTTGTCTGAAAACTTATCTGGCGACATAAATTATAGCGACAATAAATTTTTGAGATGCTTCTCCGGCCTAGTTGATTCTGAGTCTGCATATACTGACAGCGTAAAAGGATTTAATTCATTGGTTAGAGATTGCTCAACCAAAGAAGCTGAATTAAGAAATTTAATCTGTGAGGCAAGTGGTATAAATAAAGAAGCTACTGCATCGAATTACTTGTGGAGCCCAGGAAGAGGAAATTTAGTTTCTACTCAAAAATTTGCAGAATTTCCATTCGACTTAATATCTGACTTTGATCAAATTGTTTTTGGTGACTCAAAAAAAAACACAATTAAGTCAATAAAAGTAGCTGACATGCTTAATCCAACAGCGGCTGTAATGAACCAGCTTGCAGATAATTTTAAGTCTAAGATAACTTCTTCAGATTCTGGCATGGCTGGTGACGCCGCAAAAGGATATTCATTAAAGGTAAGAGGAATTGAAAGCCCTAAAAAACAACAGATAGATAAGCAAGAGATAGAAAACATCAAAAGAGAGGCTATCTTGAGAGAATTGATGAACGACGACATCATATCTCAGCAAGACCCATCGGAAATAGAAAATTCATACAATGCACTTATTCAATTGGCTCCAAACGCTAGTATGATTAAGGATATAGCTAGGTCTGTACTCAGACAGGGTACAGCACAGGTGATAGACCCACATTTTGCTAATTCATTAGTTGAACTAGAAAACAATTTATTAAAAACTAAAAACTTTGGTCAAGTTCAGCCACAACAAAGATGAAAACAAGAACCCTAAAATATATTTCAGATCAAAAATATTTCGTAGAGATAAAAAATGAAGATTTCTCTGATGAAGACAATAAATTGATACAAAAATTTGGAGAGCCGGAAATAAATGTTGGTGGATTGTATGGAGAAGAGACTGTGCCTGGGGAAGCCCCAAGCCCAACAGCTGATTGGATACTCCCAAATAAATTTATTAAAGTCAAAAGGGGGTTTCAGCCATTTGTATGTTTTTTTGATAAAAGGTCCTTTACTGATGCGCAAACTAGAGCCAATTATCTAGCCGAGACGATTGTTACTAGAATACAATCTGCTATGTCTGTTCTCAGGTCCCAACAAGATTCATACACTAGTGAATCTGTAACAAATATTTAGTAAGTAATTTTACAAGATGTATATGATTTTAGAAAATGTTTTGACAAAAGTGCATGAAAAACTAGCTAATGACGAAATCGGGTTAGCAATGCAAAAGTGTGACTCTGAGATGGGTGAACTTGCTCTAACTTGCTTGAGAGCAAAAAGAGTTAAACAAGCGCAATCACCAGACTTAAATTCAATAAAAGATTTTATTTTGAGTGGGTTAAATTCCGCTGGTGATAAAATTAATAGCATCCCAGGAGGAAAAAATATCGCTGGTGGCATAGGTGGGGCAGCGCTAGGTGGTCTATTTGGAAATCTTTCTTCATCTAAGGGCGAGTTCGAAACAGATGATGACTTCAAAAGAAGAAAAAGAAACTCAACACTGAGTGGGTTGGTTGCTGGCGGTGCTGTTGGTGCTTCTGTACCATCTATATTAAATGGCTTGGGCAACACAGCTAAATCTATTGTTGCTGGTGATGGTGACCAAAAAGATACAATTAAGGATAAAGCTAAGAGCGTACTTAATCCCAATACTATATTGGGCACAGTGGGACTTGGTGGTGGCGGATTTTTGAATAATTATTTAACTAAAAATAATTTAGCAACACTAACGAATAAAGCTAGGGAAGAAGGTGGAGAAGCTTTTCAAAAGGCTATAGGAGACCACACATATGGATCTGATACAGCTTTATTTAAAAAGTTAGAGAAATTTATGTCAAAAAGGGTCGGCGGTGGACTTGGTTCTCCTATAGTTAGAAAAGACCCAATGATTATGAGGGCATTAAAGAGTGCTTTAAAGAGAAAAATTTTATTACCGGTTGCTGGAGCTGCTGCGCTACCAGCATTAAATGAATTGTATCTTGGGGACAAATTCTTCGATAAACCAGCATTTTAATAAATGAGAAAATTAATTTTCAACGACTCGTTTGAGTATCCAGATGCGGAGTATCTGGTCAAAATAATTGATGACCCACAGAGAAGGGATAAAATAGCTTCGTCTGTTAGACATAGCTGGGGGGACATAGAGCCAATAAAAAATCACGCAATAATTCACTTAATTGCGCTTGGATCATTCGAAAAGACCGGAAGCAATTTAAACTTTGATGCTTTTGAGGAGGAGGTTTGTAAAAAATCTCATCCAACTTTCGTGAAGAAAGCTAAATTATACAGGCATCATAATAGTAAAGTCCCACATGAGCAGAGAGATGGAGACGTAATTAAATCTGCATACAATGAAAAAATGGGAAGAGTTGAGTTAGCTATTGCCGCTAATATAGACAAATGTGCTGACTGGCTTGGCAGAGTTGAAAGAGGTGGAGATGTTAAATTTTCTATGGGCTGGCATTGCGATAATGATGTTTGCTCTATATGCGGAAATGTAAGTAAAGCCCCGTCTGAATATTGCATTCACGTCAAGAAGGCCGCTCCACATCCATTTGGTAGAAATAAGATATTGTCAGATGGTAGAAAGTGTTTTGTATATAACAGAGAGGGGTACTGGAACGACATATCATTTGTTGATCGTGGGGCAGACATGATAGCAATGGATTTAGCTAAAATCGCTGGGTTAGACCCAAGTGAGCCAATGGGGGGAGCTGAACTAGCAGAGCTAATAGAAAATAGGATTTTATCTACACCCAAACTAGCTATAGCTGAAAAACTTTCTAAAATTCAAAAATACATAGATGCAGTTGGCGTTAATGCTCCAAAAAATGTTTTAGACAAAACAGATCTATCTGAATCGGCAATAAGAGAATTACAGAAAAAAAATCCAAAAGATATGTTTGGTTGCTTATCAAAGAATGCATCAATTCTTCCTTTTAGGGTTTTTTATAAACTTGCTTCTGGATCTAGGTATAATGACTTTAAAAATTTAATAGACGAAACAGAAGATGTAATAAGTGAGTGCATAAGACTTGAACTTAAAGAGGCTTCCAGTTTAGAGCAAATTGCATCTATCCATGACTTTGATTCATCTTGTAGTGGAAATATATCCATTACACAAAACACAAAAAACGAAATAAATAAATTTATCTTATCTTCAGAAGTTCAGGACGAAAAAATAAAAAAAGCAGTTCTTTACAATGAGGAATTAAATGATAAAAAAACTTCTATAAAGCCAGAGTCTCGTGCTATGGTAAGACAATACCTAGCTTACAAGGTTGCTGCTTTAAATGATATATCCGCTAATGATGATGTAATATTCAATGCTTTTATGTTGAATTGACATTCAAAAAAAGAGTGGACACAAAACTAAATACAAAATAAAATCAAAAAATATAAATATTATGAGTAAAAGAAAAGCTCCCAAATTTAACACAGTCCTTGAAGACTTTCGCAGATTCATCGGTGAATCTAAAACAGCTGAAGAGTCCCAAGGAAATAACGAAACATCCATCTCAAAGGGCACTAGTGACTCTGAAGTAAATCAAGCTCTTCCTGGTTCTGGAAAAGCAACCGGTTCTAATTCAGACAAGGGGTTGTCCATGGGTGTCGAAGCCACAGAAAAAGCTCCAGGAACAAAAGAGCCAACTCAAGAAGAGCGTTCCAGAAAAGAGTGTTCGCCATCTAGCAAGATTGCTGAGGATGGTTCTGCTGCTGACCTTGTTAACAAACTTTTGAGTAATATCAAGCTTGCCACAGAAGAGCTCGAAAAACAGGCTGAAATGCCAGAGCAATTAAAGAAGGTTGTGGAAGAAAAAAAAGAGGATTCTGCTGAAGAAAAAGAAGAGTCGTCTGATGAAAAGGAAGAAGACAAGGAAGACAAGGAAGACAAAGAAGCTGCCGAAAAAAAATTAACAGAGGCTCAAAAAAAAATTGATTTAAACTCCAATGGCAAAATAGAGTCGAAAGATCTAGAAGCCCTCAGAAAAGAAGACAAACCCAAGGTTGCAGAAGATACAGTTAACACAGAAGAGGGTAAAGAAGAGGGTAAAGAAGAGGTTAAAGAAGCAAGCTCCAATGAAATAGACGAAGATGCGTTAGCGGAAAAAATTGCAATGCACTACAGAAATGTCTCTGTAGGATATGAATTAGGCAAGTTCCTGTTTAAGACCCTTGAGGATAAAATGGCTGAAGAAGCTGTAGCCCCCCAAGAAGCTCCAGAAGCTGGTTCGGCTGAAGGATCTGAGATTGAACTTATATTGCAAGCATTACAAGAATTAGTTCAAGAAGGACAAATATCAGAGGAGCAAGCACAACAGGTTTTAATGCAACTTCAATCTGCTACTGAGGGTGGCGCTGCTCCAGAAGGTGCTGCACCTGAACAGGAAGAAGCTCCAGAGGAAGCAACAGAAGAAGCTCCAGAAGAAGAAGAGCCCAAAACAGCATCTCTTTTTTCTGAAAAAGAAATAAAAGAAATTGAGACTAATATTAATAGTAAAGTAGCTGAATGGGTTTCTGAAGGCAAAACAGACAAAGAAATAACTGAACTCGTTAAGCAAGCTGCTGAAAACGATGCGAAAATTATTAACGAAAAAAAATCAGAAAAATTAGCCGCTGATGCTAATAACAGAAAGCTTGCAGCACTTGTTGAGCTTGGTTATTCGACTGAGCAAATCGAGGAATATTTCAAGACAGCACAGCAGCAAGATGAATTAAACAAAGCCATTGATAAAATGGTTTGCGATAAAGTTGCTGAGTTGAAAGAAGCTGGCAAAAATGACGCTGAAATAACTGAATACCTTAATCAAGCTGCCGTTGAGGACGCTAAATTAATTAAGTCCGCAATGGAACAAGAAAGTATCCAGGCCGCTATCTTAAATAAAGTCGCTGAAGAGAGAAAGCAAAAGATGGCCAATGTGTCTCCAGAAGTTCAACAAATCCTTCAAGCGCTTGAAGCCCTTCTTCAGTCTGGTCAGATCAGCGAAGAAGAAGCTATGCAAGTATTACAAGAATTAGGCTTATCTGGCGGAGGAGAAGAAGCCGCTGCTGCACCAGCTGCACCCGAGGCTCAAGCTCCAGTTCCACCGCAAGCTGCTTAATAAAAAAAGGAGTAAAATATAAATATGAACAATTTTAAAGAATTAATCGAAAACGCTGCAAAGCTTGCAGAACAAGCCATACCAGCGTTTAAGGATCAAGAAAAACTCAAGGAAATAGAGCCACTTTATGAAAGTGCCGTTAAAAAAGCTGAACAACTTGAAAAAGTTGCTTCTTCCGAAAAAGAAAGCTTTAGATCTGGATTAAATAAAATAGCCGACACTTTAGTTACTAGAGGTATCTTAGAAGAGTCGAATAAAGTAGCATTTGTTTCTTCAATTGCTGATAACCCAACTGAAATCTTCAACGTGTTAGATAAAGTTGCTTCTGAACTAAAAGCAGAGAGCTTTGGTCAGCCAAGCAACTTGCAATCTCTCTCGGAATTAGATCCATTTGAGAAATTAGTAATGGAAGGATAATAAAAGTATTGATTATTTTTAATTAATATAACAAAATATTAAAAATCAGTTTATTCAAGAGTTTAAATTGATATCGTCAGGCTCACGAGACGATGCTACTAGAAGTAGTATGAAGTAGGAGCAAAACTAAAAAAAAGGAAACAAACATGTCTCTCGAAGTTAACGTAAATATCGTGAAGGGTTGGCCAAATCCTTCTGTCGTTGAGAAAAGCCTTGCTGCGGCCACTGGCGTGTCACTCTTTCAGGGTGATATTGCTGTTGTCGACTCCACTGGTAAGTGGACTAAAGCAGCTCATGGCACTACAATGACTCTTAGCGCTCTTCCATTTATCATAATGGTTGACAGCACAGACCCATCCACAAATCGTGGATCTCACATTCCATCCAGTTATCGTCAATTAGCGTATGGCGCTATTCACGGTATTGGATTCACCAATGCCCTCGAAATCGAAACAACTAATTACAAAACCACTGATTCTTATTCTGTTGGCTCTGAATTGGCTGTCGGTTCGGGATCGGGCGGAACGGTTGCTGGACAATTGAAACTCGCCGCTACAGGTGAAATCGTGATTGGAACAGTTACTCGTGCTCCATATACACTTGGAAACAAAACATATCTTACTTTTGTTCCAAGAGAAAATAGAACTAAATAATTGGAGAATAATTTAAAATGAATACTAACATTCCAGCTAAACTTATTAATGATAAATTCATGGAGAAGATCGCCTCGAACGATCTTAATAAAGCTGCTGAGGTCGCCACAGACTTCACACGTTTAACTCTCCGTGAAGAGGGTCTTCTTCGTAAAATCCTCCCACCTCAGACAATCACTGCCGCTGAGCTCGACAAACAGCTCGATACAGATGAGCCAGTCAAGATCGTTGACAAAGAAGTTTCGCAACCACTCTCGATGAGCGTTGGTTTTGCTACTCTTCCTAAGAATCGTATCATGAAGGGTGACAGATATCGTGTTGACTTTGCTCGCATCCTTAGCCCAAGCTACTTCCAAGACGTTCGTAGACTTGAGCAATACGATTACGATATCCGTAACGTGTTCAAAGAAAATGCGATTAAAGATCACATGACAGCTGAAGACGTTCCATTCTTCCAGACAGTTGACGCTATCGTCGGCAACAATGGTAATAATGTGAGCGCCGTCACAGGTAAGGTTCAATACTATGACTTCACAAATACAGCCAAGAACCCACTTGGTATTTCGACTGGCTGGACGCGTGAAGCCCTTGTAGAATCTACAAAAATCCTTTCGAAGGGTTTTACTCCTGCTGGTGCTGCACTTGGTGCTGAGCAAACTCCTATCCGTCTTAACACTGACCTCATCGTCATGAACGTTAATACTGGACGCGAGTACCTCAAGTTCCAACACGTCAATATCGGTGATCTCTCGACTGAGTTGTTCAAGGGCGGTCTTTCGGCCACTACACTTCTCGGCCACAAGCATCTCTTCACAATGAAGGACGACATCGTCAAGGACGGCGAGGTTTATTACTTTGCTGCCCCACAATTCCTTGGCAAGTTCTACGAACTCGAACAACCAACTATGTTTGTTGATCGTCGTGCGTTCATGGTTGAGTTCTTTATCTACTCCTCGATTGGTGCCTCTATCGGTAACCCATTCGGCGTGGCTAAAGCGAAATTCTTCTAAGAGTTTCCCTCCTGGTAAATAAAAACTGAGGCGGCAGAAATGCCGCCTCTTTTTTTTTGACAACTTAAGGTTATTTGTTATTATTTTTTAATATGAGTAAATATTCAAGCCTGTATTTAAACAAAATTGCTGAATCTATAAATGGCGAGGAAAAAAAATCTAAATCATTTAAGGAAAAAATTAAAACTTTTTTAAGAAACGTCGTGACAGGAACAGCTGCTGGAGCAGCTATCGGTGGAGGCGCTGGTTACGGATTAGCTGGACCCATTAGAGATATGACTAGCGGAATACCAGATATTCCAGGAGCTGCAATAGCTAGGGAAATTCAAAATCCGTTATCAAATTTGAGGGGTGTAAGTATTCCAATGGGCATAGGTAGTGGAGCTATACTTGGAGCGTTAGGTGGCGCTACTCTTCCATACCTATATTCCAAGAGCGCACGCCAAAAGTTCTCAGATGAAAAACCATCTGGATTCATGACTAATATGCTTAAAGATATGACTCCTGACATAAAGAAAGATTTGGCCCCACAGGCCACTCAGGCAGACAAAAAATTCCAGGACGCCGTAAATAAATTAAAAGACAGTCACAAAAGCTTTAAAAATACATTTGGTTTAAAATAAATATACTGCGGGATACAATTCTGGGAATTGGGGGGTCTCATAAGCCTCTTTAGGTGGGTTCGATTCCCACTCCCGCTACCATTACGCCGACATAGCTCAGAGGTAGAGCTGCTGTTTTGTAAACAGCAGGTCGTTGGTTCGATTCCAACTGTCGGCTCCATTCTCGTCTCCATAGTGTAATGGTCAGCACCTTTCCCTTTCACGGAAATAGTAGGGGTTCAAATCCCCTTGGAGATGCCAACTAACATAAAAAATGAATAGAATAAACTGGGAAGAGTACGCACTACAAATAGCAGGAGTAGCTAGAACAAGAAGCGAGGATCCATGGAAAAGGGTTGGTGTATGTATTCTAGACAAAAATAATAGAGTTATTTCAACTGGCTACAATGGATTAGCTCCAGGGAAAGTAGCTCCAGATGCTTTCTGGGAAGATAGAGAAAAAAGATTGCCGCTGGTAATACATGCAGAGACAAATGCATTATCGCTTGTAAATAACGGAGAAGGTTTTTTATTGGCTTCCACTTTAATGCCATGTCCAGCTTGTGCTTTGAACATAGCTGCACACGGCATAAAAAAGGTTATATACAAAGAAGTATACCAAAGGAGCGAAGAAGCTTTAAAAATTTTTGACTTTTACAATATTGAATACAAGCATATAATAAACACTATTTAATGAATAAGTATTCAGAAAATTATTTAAATAAATTGATTCAATCTGGATTAAACATGGATCACTCAAGGTCTTTTGTATCTGCAGGCAATCCAGCAAATCATGGACAAATATCTCCACTACAAGCCAAGTTGCAAGAACTTGGGTTAATGAGAAGACCTAATATATCTGATTATGCTTATGAATCAATGAAAGCTAGGGGTCGTATAACTAGTAAAAATATTCCGTCTATATTAGCTTCAAACCCAAATTTAAAAATATTTGGTGAACTAGGAAAGAATACAATTTTTCAAGCATTATTTGATGCAATAACTCCAGGTGGAAGTAGGGTTGATGCATATAAATCAAGCCTAGGAAATTCATTGGGCGGATACGGTATTAAAAATATGGAAATAAATTCTGAATTATCTAAGAATTTTTTAAATAATCTAGATTCAACTATGGCTAATTCAGACGGTCAATGGGATTACTCAAAATCTCATGGATTTAATAGATCCGAGACAGTAAATAATTTAGCTGCATTTAAAAAGAAATTTGGATAGTATAAATAAAAATTATGAATAAATATGCAAATACATATATGGACTCATTATCAAAATCCATTAATGAGTATAAACCATTTAATCAAGTAGAATCAGTCGTTAAAGGACTCCCCGCTGCAGCAGCGGGTGGAGCTGGTATTGGTGCAATCCTCGGCGGATTAAGCCAAGCAGGTGATCCAGGGTACGACAAAGATGGCAATAAAAAAAGTAGAGTCAAACAGATCCTAAAGGGCATGGCGCTTGGCGGTGCAACTGGCGGTGTTGTTGGCGGACTAGGCGCTGCAGCAATCCCGTCCTTGTTTCAGGCAACACTTGAAGGTGGGAAAAATTTGGCAATGAAGAGTGTAGACAAAAATATTCCGAAGGACTCGATAAAAGGCAAAATTGAAAATTTCCTTAATAAGGGTAAGTTGCAAACACAAAGCGCAGTACTTTCAACTGGTATGCCGCAAATGAATGTTCAGCAACTCGGAGAAATGCTGAAATATTATCAAGAGAATCAATAAAAAAGATAATGATTCCAGAAGTCCAGATAGTAACTCCACAGGATGTGCGATTCTTTATGATGGATCGCACTGCTTCTGAAAATTTTTTACTGGATTCAGTTGAATTTTCTGATGAGGAAATACACTCTGGTATGCAGCTGACAGTAGATAAATACAATTCAACACTGCCAATGGTTGACGTGTATACAGTTGAAAATTTTCCGTATAGGTATGAAATGATGCTCGGAACAGCTGCATCGCTGCTTAGGTCAAAGTCAATAAACTACACTAGAAATAGGTTGGATTTTTCAACTAAGGATGGAACAACTATCCAAGATAAACAGAAGACTGGAGAATACCTATCTATTGCGAATGTAATGATGCAAGAATTTGATCAACGTGTTACACAAATAAAGAAGACCAAAAATGCTGAGCAGGCTTTTGGATTTATTTCTGGGCCATACAGCTATTTAAGACCATTCTAAAATGGCGTTCAAATTTACTAAATTTTGCGTATCTGCATCTACTATTCAGGGTAGCTATGATATATCATGGTTTGGAATAGGGAACGGATTATTCAGTTTTGACATAGAGTGGGGACCAAATGAAAGTGGTCCATGGAAAACATTAAAGACTGTAATTAATGTATCAGACGTTACCCTCAAGTTTACTGATAGATTATTGTCTAATACAGACCCAATATGGTTTAGGGCTGTTGCAAAAGAAAACGGTAAAATACAGGACATAAGCGTACCAAGTTTTTATAACAATAGTTTAAATAAACAAGATTTTCTAAGGTACAGAGAAATGCTCAGAAGATGGAATATGGAACTTAAAAAGTTTTCTGGGTTACCTGGTCTATTGTTGAGGTTAAAAACATTTGGTGAGGTTGCAGACAATGTGCATCCAATATTGGGTTCACCCATTGGAACAGAGGATGAATCTGGATTGGGTAAAAAATTCAAGGGTGGCTATTGGCCTGCTATAGAAATGTACGTAGCTTACTCAGATGCTCCACCGACTACAACGAAACAATTGTCTGTTGAGGAGACAGGAATAACAGAACAAGATAATGTTTTATTTTTTGCGATGCCGTTCCCTATAATAAAGCCACAAGATATTTGGATTGCACCATATACTAATTCTAGATATGAAGTGAGAAAGGTTGAGGAAATAGAATTTAGGACAATGACAATAAAACAACAAGTCTTAGCATCAAGACTCCCAATGACTGATCCTGCTCACAAAATAAAAATTTAAAAATGGATGCAAACGACACTTTAATCTCCCCAGATGGAGTTAGGCTTTATCCAATAAAGCCGCACACAGGACACAGAATAAAAAGTCCTATATATGCAATATCTGTTTTTGTGGCCACCCTTAAGCAGTTTTTTGGTACAGAAAATAGAATATCAACTGATTTCTCTAAGTATTTATGGAAAGAAGACCAAGCAGAATCAAATGTATGGATAAGCGAAGAGCATAACGCAAATAGATCTGTTATAGGAAAAAGACCTGCAATACTTGTTGGCATCAAGCAAATAGCATATCCACAGCAATCACTAGGTGATTATTCTTTACATGATCTACAAAATTCCACAACTTATATGTTGAATATAGTTGAATCTGTAATAAGATTTAGATGTATATCAGAGAATATGCTATCCAGTTTAGAACTGGCTACAGAAGTAAAATATTTTGTATCGGCGTTTGGACATCAAATATCTGAAGCTTTTTGCTTTGAGAAATTCAGAGCGTCACAGATGACCGAAACACAAAAAATAGAAGAATATAAAGAGTTTTTCGTGACAGATTTTTTATGTGAGTTAAAATATCAAGAGATATTAGGAGTAAAAACAGAAAACCTTAGGATTAAATCTGTGTTTACAAACCTAATTTACTCTGACTCTGCCAAAAAAATCTTGTCAGAACAGAAAATCTAATAAATAATATAAAAATAAAATTATGGCTAAAAGAACATACTTACTCCCACAGGTGATCGTTCAGCAAGATTTTGTGGCGCTCCCAGCAGCCGCTACCCAAGATCTTATTGCAGTGATCGTAGGACCCCAAAAATTGGTCAGAGACGTTAATGATCCAGAAGACGAATCTTTCGTTGATTATGGCGCATACAACAGCGTTACCGATCAAACATATAAAATTAAAGGATACACAGATTCGGATCTTCTCGAAAGAGATTCCGTTTTGCTTAACCTTAAAAACGTTACCGCTAAGTACGCTCAACTTTCTTCTCCAACAATTTCGGTTGGAAGCGTTCAAAACTTGCTTAAAATTTCCGATTCGGCTGATGGATTCGTCGCATACCCAGAAATTTCCGCAAGCAGAAATGCTGCTTTCAAGAACAGAGACGTTAAGGTTGGTGACTCTGTAGTAGTTTCTTCGGGTGGTGTCACACAACTTAAAACAAGAGTGTTTGACATTATCCGTGACAGAGTTGACGCTCAAATAGGAACAATTTCTGCTGATATCAGCAATAAATTCTACTCCAGCAATGCTTTTTCGGTTGCAATTAATGAAGCATCTCCTGGGAGTAGATCTATCGCAGAAAGTGTTTCAAGTGATTATTCTGGAGATCTTAGGGCTGGTAGATTGGACGACACCTATACAGTTACAGTTACTGCTGGTGGAAGTGGATCTGCTGCTAAGTTTTCTGTTACAAGCTTGAATGGCGACAATGTTTCCGTTTCTTCCATCTCTGGCATTTCGCTTGCTGTCGGAACAAATGGACTTTCCATAGACTTTAGTTCTACTAATAATTTCGTTATTGGAGACTCATATGTTATCTCGGTAGCGAAACAATTTCAGCAAAGTCTCCCATCCATTGATAACGCCGACCCAGGCAAAGATTATGCAGGGTTGTATGACACTGTATATGAGGTTGAGGTTATCAGAGGTGGAACATGGAGTCAAAGCATCGAACTTGTTGTTACGACCAATAATGCAGTTGACGCACTTCCTCCGCAAAAGCTTAACACTACCGATGGGACATTCTTCCTTGGCTCGCTTGGTCTTGTCGGCAAGATAAACCTGATGGCAAATGCAGGCTTAAGAACTGGTGATATATTTTATATCCCTGTTGTGGCCTCCACAGCTGGCGAAGCTAGAACTATCAAGTTGCTTGATAAAATTCCATCTTCTGTAAACCCCTTATCGTCTGTTACGGTTGAGTTTTGCCACAATGTTGATTCAATAGTCATTCCACGTGCTGGTTATCCTAGACCTGGTGACAACGCTTGGTCTCTTGATGTTGATGATGAAACTGGTGAAGCTAACTTAACACTCCAGAGCGATATATATATCAACGATTCTCAGTTTACTGAGTTGAGCGGTGCATTATCGAATCTTGAGATCAAGAGCGCTAGAGTGTTTATTGGATACAAAGCCCTTCAACTTCAAAATGCACTTAGAATCAATTCTATCTCCGAACCATCGCTTATCCCAGCTCAATGCGGTAAGTTGGTCCCAGAGAACCCAATTGCTTACGGTGTGTTAAAGGCTCTTCAAAACTCTGGTGGAACCAGAGTTTACTTTGTTCCTGTTGATGAAGACAATCTTGACGGGTATACAAGAGCTTTTGATTCTACGCTTAATGAGGTTACTGCTTACTACATTGTTCCAATGTCGAACGATGAAAGAGTGATCCAAGCTGCTAAGGCTCACGTTGTAAGTGCGAGTGATGAAATGGTTGCACGCGAAAGAATTGCAATCGTTAATCAATCTTTCTCGCCAACTACAATGATTTACGACAAATTAGCCGACGGTCAGACTGCATGGACTGGCTATGTTGAAATGGCTCCTGGCACTGAACCAGCAGTCTACAACAGAGTCACGATCCCTGGTGCATCGTTACTCACAGACAGAGTTAGAGCTGGGGATACCTTCAGATCTAACTTCACTATTGATGCGTTAGGTAATGACGTCTATCAATCGTTTAAGGTTGTTGAAGTTATCGATGAGCAAACACTTAGACTTGAGTCTCCTGCATTTGCTTCTCCAGTTGGATCTGAATCCTCTCCTCGTAGAATTCAAATCGTGAGAAACTTAACCAAACGTGAACAGGCTGAAAAAATAGCTGCGTCTTCTGAAAGATTGGGCAATAGACGTGTTGTTAATGTCTGGCCAGATGTATTGAGAGACGGAGATTTATCTGTTGCTGGTTATTTTGCTGGGGCTGCTATTGCTGGATTAAAATCTGGTGTTGCTCCTCATCAACCAGTCACAAACGTTGTTATTAATGGTTTCACTAGAGCAGACAGATCGACTCCTTACTTCACAATGACCGACCTCAACATAGTTGCTGGCGGTGGAACATGGATTATCGACCAAGACAGAAATGGTGGAGAGATATTCAATAGACACCAATTGACGACAGATTACACTGATGACAATATGGCTGAAGTATCGATCACGACCAATCTTGACTCGATTTCCAAGTTGATCAGAGAAGATTTGAGACAATTTATTGGACAATGGAATAACCATCCGTTCTTCCAGCAGCTCTTAAAGACAAGACTTGTTGATAGACTTACCTTCTTACAAGGCAGAGCTGTTACAGTTAAAGCTGGTCCTCAGTTGTTGAACTTCGAGATAACAAACATTGGAACTGATCCATTGATCAGAACTAGGGTCCTTGTTGACATTAATCTTACGTTGCCTTACCCAGTCAACGTGATCCAAGTTAAACTTACTGTTATCTAATTTAGTAAATCTAAATAAAACACCATGGCTGACATCTTTGGAAGAACAGTAGTACCAGTTGGTGGAGTTTACTCCTCGGATACGGCAGTAATGACCGTATCCGGGGCAGCTGGCTCAGGAGCTGGTGCCTTGGTCCAAAATGTTGAAGCTACATATACACAACAAGTAAACCAAATATTTGAGCTAGGATCTAATCAGGTCTACATGCAACTTGGACGTGCACAAGGTAATTTGACGATAGGAAAAATTCTTAGCAATCAAAACTTTGATAAAGCATTGTTCAACTCTTGCGCTGGTGGGGCAACCTGTATAATACAGGCCTCCTCTGGCTGTCAGGGGCAAGGCAGCTCAAAACTAAAAGGTAAAACACTTACGGGTGTATTTGTAACTCAGTATGGAGTTTCGATGACAACTCAAGACCTTCTCATAAGAGAAAACCTCGTGGCTATGTTCACGGGGATGCAAGAATCATAAAAACAAAAATAAAATAAAGAAAGAAATAATAATATGGCTAATGACCTTTTTGGAAGATCAGTGGTACCAGTTGGTGGAGTTTACTCCTCGGATACGGCAGTAATGACTGTGTCTGGGACAACATCCTCTGGCGTTGGAGCTTTAGTTCAAAACGTCGAGTGCAGTTATCAACAACAAGTTACTCAATTGTTTGAACTTGGTTCAAATTCGGCTTACATGCAACTTGGACGTGCACAGGGTCAATTAACTGTGGGCAAAATCCTCAGTAACATTGACTTTGATAGAGCATTGTTCAACTCTTGTGCCGGTGGTGGAACAGTTATTATCCAGGCTTCCTCTGGTTGCTATGGACAAGGAACTTCTACACTTAGAGGTAAGACACTTACTGGCGTTTTTATAACGCAATATGGTGTATCTATGACAACTCAAGACCTCTTGATTAGAGAAAACTTGGTTGCTACGTTTGTCGCTATGCAGGAGTCTACTCCAAGCAAAAACCCTAACGAAGTGGTAAATCCTGCTTCGAGAGCTCAAACTGTTGCAAACGCCGCCGCTGCTGCTGCTGCTGCTTAAAACTAGTTAAAAAATTCTTTACACATTAAAAGAATTCAATATAAATAGGCAACGTGATTTTTGCACGTTGCCTATTTTAATTTAGTATAATCTACATGGCACAAAGAAATTCAACATCTCCTAGTTACAGATCGATGTCTGCTGGTATGCCATCGCCATCTGATCCCATCAATGCAACTAATAGCGATTATGTAGACAGAGAACCTAATCAATATGCACAGTTTTCTGTGATGATAGGAAGAGTAGTTGATAGCTGGCCAGAACATAATACTGCATTGGTGTCCGTTGGGTTTAATGCATACATTAGATGCGTTTATAATGCATCAATATTTGGCAGTGTAAGTGCTGTAACAGAGATTTATTCTCCGCAAATAGGTGATCATGTTATTGTTTCTAAGGCTCAAGATACGACATATGGTATAATTATTGCATCTGTTCTTATGCCTGGAGAGGCTATTAAAGGCTCTAAAATCACTCCATCAATATTTAAAGAATACAAGCAAACATTTTTTTCTATAGGCAAGCCATCTACATTTGATTGTGATGAATTAAAATTAAATGCAGACCAAACATCTATCCCTAGCGATGTTATTCCTGGAGAGGTTTCTTCTATATCTGAAACTCATGTAGGTAGAGTACAGGGTAAGTATTATTATAGAACTCAAGCTGGAAATCTTGTTTCTATAACTTTAAATTCAATAGATGATCTATTAGACGTAGTTGCCCATAATACTCAAATATATAATTCATCATTTAGGTTAAGAGGGTTTTGCGACTATGGAAGAAGCAATCTTGAGATATTGTTTTCTCCTGACCTGAAATCGTTCGTTAAAGATCAAAGAAGCAATCACACAAACAAGATGACTTCTGGATGGCTTTCATCTGGTATCGGTCTAGAAACAAATAAAAGCGTCAAGCAGGGGACCTCTCATTCAGATACATGGGTTGACGAACTAGGCATACAATCTGTCTGTACCACTTCTTCAGCGTGGATGCAAAAATTAAATGGTCTATATTTTCCTATACAGCAAAAACAAGAAGACGATTTAAATAACGAAGGGGATAAAGAAATATTTGACGCTGCACAAAGGAAGGGATTCAAAATATCTCCAGAGGATCAACATCCAGCTGCTTTTGGGTGTATGGCAAGAGACTATACGGCATGGCAAATGTCTGGGGGATATAGATTTAAGAGATACGAGAAATACGAAAAAGACTGGAAAGATCCAGAGCCAAAAGAGGGCAAAAAAAATGAAATGGGTGGGGGGCAATACTGCTCTTTTGGGAAGATTAACGTTATTAAGCAAGAAGTAGAGGGACTATCCGATTACCAGCAATCAAGAGAGGGTGAAGCTTTTTGTGGTGTATTGCCGGATGGTTCAGTTTTACTGAGAGACGCATGGGGATCTAGCGTAGAGCTAAGAGGAGGAAAGCTTGTTTTAACCTCAGTAAAAGACATAGAAATAATATCAGGTAAAAATGTAATTGCACTAGCTGGAAATGACTTAGTATTAAAGGGCAAAAAATCAGCAGAAATACACACAACTGAACAAAACATTAGAATTAGATCCGGTAAACACACGTTAATAGATTCTAAAAAGGGCAGTATACAATTAACTGCATTAGATAGCGGTGGAGTAGATGTAATAGGAAAAACTGGAGATGAATACATTCCGTCAGGTATAGTGCTAAAAACTAATACAAATGTTTTGTCCAGAGCGCCTATAATCAATTCTGTTGCAGACGTAGCTGTCGCTATAATGGGACCAGAAAACAGTACTGGTCCATTTGTTTTAGTAAGATCTAGTGCATCTCTTCACTGGGCGGATACAGTTCATTTTATGTATACTGAAACAGGCACGCCTCCAAAGAGAAAGGGTATGGTAATGGTTGGTGCTGGAAGTGTTCAATGCGGTCAATTTGGGGTTTTTGAGGAAACTGCATATACCAAAGGATATTGCATGGCTGAAAAAAGCTTGATTGCTATAGACCATATTTTTACAAATGGAATACATGGCTCAAAAAGAAATTATCCATTTGTTGTTCCGCTTAAGGATCCAATTAAGATACCTCCAGAAGAATATGAAAGATACGCAAAGTTTGGCGAAATATCTGAGGAGGTTCCACAAGTAAAGGTCATAGAAGATTGTAGAGCACCATGGGTAACTGAGGATTATCCAGAAATAGCATGGAGGTATAGAAAAATAAAAGAATATAACACTCTAGAGCATTTATGGTTTGAATCTTTTTGGCAAAGACAGTATAAAGATAATCTTAAAACTTGGGACCATTCATCAGATAAGGACATGTACAAAGAAATGGCATGGCCAGGAAAAGAATATCTAGATGGATCTAAACAGTGCTGGATAACATACAAAGAAAAGAATGTATCAGAAGACGGAACGCCAAAAATGTATAAGGAACAAACAGATGAGGGCGGAAGTTTTGAAAAATTAACATACCAAGATATAAAATATCACGCATAAAAATATGGAACAAAAAGAAACACTACAATCGATAAAAGAGTCAGCTATTCCTACTATAGAGGGTAATGAAACAACTAGCTCTTCTCTAAAGCTACCAAGACTAGAAATAACAGATAAAGATAGAGATCTTTACGCTGAGTGTTTAGCTACTGGAAACGTATTTAGACAGAAGTTTGAAAACACTAAGTTAAAAATTAATATAGAACTAAAAGATAAAACAAAAAAAGAGACAGACATCATCTCAAGACAGGTAGATAAAATATATAACGATGGACTACTATATTCAGTCCAAGAATATATAAATTTATTTAACTTAGGCTGTTTGTATTATCAATTGGCGTCAATTAACGGCGTAGAACAAATCAAAGAATATCCAGCCAGCGTATGGGAAATGAAAGACTTTAATTTATTGACCGCAATAGATAAAAGTCCGGTAGGGTCTCTTCCCTCTTCAAGTTTGTATATATTAATGGGGATGATGACACAATTTAACCAAAAACTTTACGATTTGGCAAAAGAAGCATTTGATGTAAATTTTTCGAAACCCGCAAAAGGTTCCTAACCAGACAGGCCTTTTTGCGGGGTTTGACTGGTAGTAGTAAGTCTGTTGAAGATATGCCGTTGCTGTATGAAAAGATACGGCTTGAGATGGCTCGTGGAGGTTTTGAGCACGAAAATTACATGGAGATACTCAAGACAAAGATAAATGTTTTAGGTGGAATGAATTTTATATCACCAGAAAACATAAATAAGGCAAATTCAAATAGAACTGAAAACTTCAATAAATTCATAGAGTCTTGCTACCCATACATAAAATTAGCGAAGCCAGAGGCCAAAAAAATGAAAACAAATGAAGAGTTAATAGAAGAATATAAAAAGATGTTCCCCGACATGAAGTAATAAACTGTTTATTAATTTTGTCTTTCTGGTTAAATAAATAAAAGATATAGTAATATAGTGAATCCATATAGCATATTAGATAACCAAAGGGTCCCAGGTTTTGGTGGTGGAGTGAACCCAGAAATTCCACCTGGAGTTAATTTGCCATACGGTTATCCATCGTTCTCAGCTATAGACAGAGCAAGAAATGCCGCAAACTCTGGGTTTGCACCAGCTTCGTCAATAGCTACAGGAAATCCGATGTTCGATACGATGATAAATTTAATGATGTCATCGTTTAATGGTGGAAGGCCAATGCTAGGTACATTTAAGAGGCCAACAGTATCGGATTATCAGCAAACCTCAATGCAGGAAAGATACAGGGTTTTTGACTTAGCTAAACCATCACTACTTGCAGCAAATCCAATGTTAGCTGAATTAGGCGACATAGGACAAAATAGATTGTTCCAGGAGTTCATGGACCAATATACACCAGGCGGAAGTATGACTGATGCATTCGGCGTAGTGATGGGGAATTTTACTGAAAATATGGCTGGTCCTGGTATTAGGAATGCAGAAGCAAATGCCATACACGCAGCAAACATAGTTAGGAATGTTAGCAATGGAATGTCAGACAAAGATGGACAGTGGGATTATTTTAAATCTCACGGTTTCAATAGAGCAGAAACATTCCAGAATATGGCTGCATTTAATAAAAAGTTTGGTGGTTATGTTGGTGAAATAACTGATCGATCACAGCAAGCAAAAGATAATAATTTATCTAAATTAGCTGGAGAGGTATTAAAAAGGCCATCTCTTCCTTATGGTCCAACCCCACAGAGAGTACAGGAAATAGATCAGGCAAGAAAAGATCATGCAAGGGCACAAAACATTTTATCTAACCAGACGTTAGATATACCAACTCCAAAGGTAAACGTAACAGAACCAGTTAAACTAGCTAGAGATGTTATAGAGAGAGCAGACAGAGAAGGAAAACTAACAGTAGAGGATAAAGAGGAAATATCTAAATATTCTGAAGCTCTTAATGCAATAAATACATTAAACCAGCAAAATACTGAGAACGTTAAGAATACTGAAAATCAAGAAAATATTACTAATACTGAGAACGTTACCAATACTACAAATACCACAAACGCTACAAATAAAACAGATAAAGTAGAAGAAATAATAAAAAAAATAGATGAAAGAGTTGGGGTAAACACCCCAGAAATGCCCGAAACGCCAGTTGAAATAGATGATACCCCAAAGTTAGATACAACTATTAATCAGGTACAAAAAATAATTGAAAAGCATGGGACTAAACAAGAGATAGAGACTTTTAATAACCAAAAGGAGACCATACTTAAGCAGTCTAAAAGATCTGTAGATATAACAGAACCATCCAAATTAGTTAGAGATGTACTGTCAAGAGCGGACCAAGAGGGAAGAATAACCGAGCAAGACGCAAATAAAATACAAGAAGAGTCACCCAAAATTATCAATGCTATTAGTAAGGTTCCGGGAACTCAACCAAGGGTAAGCACAGAATCAAGAAATAAAGCAACTAGCACTTTAGACCAACTATCTAATATTGTAGAAAAATTTGGCACAGACGACGAGAAAACTAAATTTAAGCAGGAACTACAAAAAATAAGTAAAACAGATAAAATCCTTGTAAACGATAGTATAGCTGAAAAAGAAAAAATACAAAAAAACGAAAGTGATAGATTATCTGAAATAAATTCAAATTTCTCTTCCGAGATAGAACAATTATCTACAGAGGAAAAAAAACAAGATTTTAGGCAAAAAGTACAAGAACTTACTGGTTCAAACTTAAAGGCTATAGACAAAAAAATAGATTCCGATTTTTCGGGTATCATAGACGAGATAGAGCAACCAGAAAAGAAAGAAGAATTTAGACAAAAATTACGAAAAGTTGCTTTTTCTGATAAGGGAAAATTAAAAGAAGAAAAATCTAGTACGGAAACTCCTAGAATAGAAAATGAATTTTCTGACATCATCGGTAAAATACAGGAGCCAGAAAAGAAAAAGCAGTTCATAGAGAGTGTTAAAAAAATAAGTGAATCCAAAACAAATGAGATGGATTCAAATATAAACAAAACAATTTCAGAAACCCCTCAAATACTGGAAACACCAAAAGAGGAGCAGCAACAAATCAAAGATAGATTTAAAAAATTCGCTGAATCATCTGCGTCAGAAAAAAGCAGCAATTCAGAAGATATATATAATCAATCCAAGTATCATGAGAAAGAATTTGCTGATATTATCAATAATCTTCCAGAGGAACAAAAACAGCAATTTAGTCAAAAAATACAAGGCTTAACTGAGTTTGGATCAAATAATATACAGGAACAAGAACGCAAAATAAAAGAAAGTTTCCCTGAAATAATTGAAAAATTAGACACACAAGAGAAAAAACAAAATTTTGTATCTAAGGTCCAAGATATTCAAAACTATGAACAAAATAAAACATCACAACAAAAATATTCTGATACAGGTGGCTTGGATTTAATTGGAGAACTGGATTCACCAAAAGAAAAGCAAGAATTTAGTCAAAAAATGCAGGAGATAGATAGACAGTCTCCAGCGCAGAAAAGCGAAGGATTTTCATCGAAGCTTAATCCTTTTAGAGAAAAAGAGGTAAAGCAGATAGATATAACCGCACCTACTGCTCTAGCAAAAAATGCTGTAGATAGGGCCAGAAAAAATAATATTATATCTGAGAGAGACGAGAAAGATCTTTCATATTACTCTGACGCAAATGAGGCTATTAACACTCTTTCTTCAATGGAGGAAAGTCAAAAGGAGAAAGATAGGAACTCTAGGGTGAACGTAGCGCCTGGACAGGATCTTGATAGCCACTTATCTGAATATGAAGTTGCTATTAAAAAATACGGGACACCAGAAGAACAAAAAACTTTTGAGGAGCAAAAAAATAAGATAATTGAATCAACAACAGTTGATTTAACCGATACGGCAAAATTAGTTAAACAGGTGATGCAGAGAAAATCTGAATTACCTAAAGACGATAAAGCTAAACAAGAAAAGGCAAAAGAAGCTGAAAAATTAGTCAAGCAATTAGATGAAACTGGAACAGTCACAAGAAGAAATGATGAATCATTGGTTAAAACGATTGATGACGTTTCAGAGGTTGTTAATTCTATTGGGACAGAACAAGAAAAGAAAGAATTCGCCAAACAATCAAGTAGCGTAAAGAAAAAGCTAGGAATACAAGAAAGCAACTCAACAATTAGTTCTGAAAAAGAAATAGACATAAGTGATCCAACTAAGCTAGTTAGGGGAATAGTTGAAAGAGCAGATAAAGAAGGCAGAATAGGAAATAAAGAAAGAGAAGAAATATCCTCTTATACTGAGGCCGTTGACGCTTTGACAAAAGCCAAGAAACAAGAAGAAACTAAAACGAAGACAGATACAGACAAAAAATCAAGCAATGTATCTGTGACAGGCGAAGAAAAACTTAGAGCGACATTAGATCAATTCTCAAAAATAGCTTTAAAGCTTGGCACTGAAAACGAAGTGAGACAGCTTAGACAGCAATCAGACACTATAGTACGAGAAAATAATGACAAGGTAGAGCAGGCAAGAAATACCGAAAAAAATATAATAGAGAAATTCGGTTCAGAGAAAGACATAAAAGAAGCTAAAAAAATAACCGAAAATATACCAAGCTCTGGGCTACAATCTCTATCCGAGACAAGAACTCCACAGAATGCAAAAGAGCAAGACAAACAGGTAGAAGATATAAGCGAGCTTAATAGCATGGTTAGGGAAGCTCAAAACGTTTTCGGTTCAGATACTGGTCTAGGTGAACTAATGGATAGGGTAGGAGATCTTGTCGAGGGGGCATCAGGAATGTCTACAGGAAAGGTAAGAGACTTACTGCAAAAAATACAAGCTACCGCTGTTGTTGTTGATATGAGTAACGAAGCAATTGCTAGGTATTTCGAAGTGACAAATGAGATGTACAAAGGAATGGGTGTGAAGGGGGGCAATCACACAAATATGGCTCAAAACGCATTAATCGCTGCAAAAGGCGTTACAGATGCAAGAAAGAAAGAAGCTCAGGCCAAGGGTGAAATGTATACAGGTGAATCTACCGAAGAAATGGCCGTTAAAATAGCTGAATACCAAGGAAGAGTGGCTAGATCATCAGAAAACCAGGATTTAGCTGCTGCACTTGCTACTCTTGGGACAGAGGGGGAAGAAGGTAGAGTAGGCCAAGAAATGAAGCAAGCAATGGACGCAGGAGACTTCAAAAAAGCCAGAGAAATAAAAGAACAAGCTATTTCATCCGGTAGAATATCCAAAAATACTGAATTGATGATGTCTATAAGGTCAGCTGAATATGAAAAAAATGGTGGTGTATCAGAAAATGACTATAAACTTATACAGTCAAAATATGGAATGGATGGCGACTATTTCAAGAACTTGACGGGGGAAAATTATGAATTTGTCCGTAAACAAGTATACGGGAACATAGCCGACACGATACTTGGATCAAGAAATGATTCAATTTACGCCAGTACGATAGAGGAAACTGGGGTCGGGAAAGAGGGCACCGCAAAATTAAGGGAAGCTATATCAGATGGCAAAATAACACAGGAAGACATTACAGATGATAAAAAGTTAAAACAAAAAATATCTGAAATATTGCCAACAGCAAACCAAGAACAAATTCAACAAATTGCAGGGACAATTGGTACCGCATCTAACCAGGGTAATGTTGTAGATCAATTTAAGGTAGCTGGAAGTGAAGAGGCAATGAAAGAGATAGCAAATATAAACAGGGAAAGAGCGGAAGTGGACGCGGAAGTTAAGCATGTAAATGAGACAAGAGGTCCCTTACTCAGGGATTTTAATATAGGAGAAAAGGCAATGGGTGTGATGTCTAAGGTCTATAAGGACTTAAAAAAAGAGGGCAATGAGGACGGGCAAATTAGTTTCGAAAGCGTTGTGAGGTCGGCTAAGGGCCAACTTGGCGATTACGACAAAATGACAGCCAAAGAAAAGGAAATAGGAGAAGCTCAATTAGATTTAGTAACAGGAAAGGGTGGAAAACTTGTCGAGATGCACTCCACGGCAAAACAAGAAGCACATGAAGAAGCAGAAAAGGAAGTAGCTAAAATAGAAAAAAGCGGTACAAAATTAAGTGAAGAAACGAAAAAGAAATACACTGAAGAATACGAAAATAAAATATTCGAAGAAAAGAAAAGTAAAATAGCCGAAGAACTTGAAAACGGAAAAGTAAAATTACAAGGAGAGGAAGCGGAAAAAGAAAAGAAAAATGATTTCGACCCCAAAAATGCATTAGATAGAATATTAACAGCATTAGAGGGAATAGCTGGTAAGCTTGGGGTTGAGACGAATAAAGCTTCTTCAAAGAGTTCTACTGGTGGGGCGGAAAGCAAAACAGAAAACAATGGATCATGGTGGAACCCATTTGATCCAAGACCAAAATAATAAAATCATAAAATATGGGCGATATATTAGTTGCGCAAAGAGGACATATAATAAAAAGCAAAGACAAAAGGATTGTGATTGCTAGTCTTAACCCATCTATATCTGGAGAGGGTGAGATTCTTGTTGTATCTAACGTATCAATAGCCAGAAACCAGGTTACACAGTACGTAAAAACTCTTGACGACAAAACTTTCGGATATGCCTGGGGCGAAGGAGTTGGAGCAATACGTGTTAGTGGCTACATATTTTTGATGGAGTGTGCATCTCCTAAGGGAGATGGGGTAGCTAACGTAGATCAGTATTATGACAAAAATAATGTGTATACAAAGGGTGGTCCATGTACTTTGTCTATTGGTGGAGCATCATGGATTGGGTATCTAGAAAGAGAGACACTAGATTTGCAGATGACTCAATTTAATTTTGGTCAATTTAGTTTAGATTTCTCAATAATTAAAACAACCTCCTAAAATGGTAGAAGAAATTAGAACATACTTACTAAACGATAATAGTTTTTCTGATATAACTTATATCGATAAAAATTATTCTCCCGTTAAGCTTAGCAAACTGTTTTCAGAGTTTAGAAATTGCTTGCTTATCGGCAATAACCAGACTGAGCCGGAAATTCAAGTCTGGAGAGCTGACACGATAATTGATGCTATATATAGAGACAGAGATCTCTCAAAAATAGCTTTCAAGAATTTTGACAACAGACGAATACCATCAAAAAACTTAAACGAAACAAATTTTTTACCTACAATTAAGCAAAGCTTTTACGACGATAGAGTATTGATAAAATTGGACTCAGAAACTTCACCTCAAGACGGAATTTATAATAAGACAGTATCGCTTAAAAAAATATCTAACAATATATTGAAGGTATCATTTAAGTCTAAATATAGTAACTTAAATACAGACAAACAATTAGTATTTACATTTAAGGGTAATATATCTAATTTTTCATATATACCGGAAACAAGAATAAGAATTGGTTTATCAAATTGTTCACAAATACCATTTGATTTACTACAGATAAAAATAAAATATCCTTATTTTTTTAACTTAAACAACTTAATTGACAATATTAATCAGATTGGTGGAGTAGAAGAGCTAATATGGATAAACAAAAAAGCGTATGAAGAAGTATTTAATATATATTCAAGAACAGATAGACCATACAAAAAAATGTTGTGTTTACTGCTTGCTTACGCTATCTCATTAAAATGGCAATAAAATACTGCGCTTTTCTAGACAACATAGTAAAACCTGAAGTAACTCTAAATGGAGACAGAGTGGTTCAGGCTCGTGTTGTAAATCAAGTGGGCGAAATACCCACTGCAACTGTATTGATAAAACCAGAAGATGCGATTAAATATACATCTCCAGACCAAGAACTTCAATTAAAAATATCAAACACACCAGGGGCTGGCCTTTTATTCAAGGGGTATTTAAGTGGAGTAAATTTCTCTAATATGAGCGGTAATATTAGTGCTGGCGTCGACATAATACATAAAGCAAGAGATCTACAGGAAACTTCAAGCGTCGTTCCTGGTGTATCCAAATCGGGGAACGCCGAGATGGAAACAATTTTATACAGAGACAAGAAAAAGATAATGGAGGGGCAAAGTGGTGCATATCAAAAATTCGATATAAATAAGCCATTTCCAGAAGCTATATGCACAGGGATAATAGATTGGCTAAATTCAGTTAAAACCACTCAAATACCCAAAAGTAGAGCTGGAGAGAAAGATAAAGCTATATCAATGCTTTCATGGATAGCAAGTAATTCAACTGATATGGGAAAATTTTTTGCTCCTGATCTGATTGATAGGGTTTGCAAATTTTGCTCAAATATTCTTGAAAGATCACATATATCTAGTGATATATGGGATGTATTATCCATTATAATAGGGTCATTTGACGCAACACTTGTTTGTATGCCTGACGGAAGAATAATAATGACACCTAATTTTTGTGGAGTCTCAGCTTCTGGAAATGATGTCCAATCTGAAATAATACAAAAAATGGACAGAAGTTGTCAAATAAAGAGATCCCCAAAGGAATGCGTTATAATGTCAAACGTTTGTTTGTATTCCGTAAAAAATGAACCGACTAGATGTGCTGTAGCACAATCAGTGGACGAAAATCCTGGATCTAGGGGGTCATTATTAGTTTCTGCTCCAGGCTGGTGTTCTGATATAGACAGTAAAAAGGGAGCTGATTTAGCTCAAAGAGGTATGGACAGTCTATCTAAAGCTATTTTATATAGAGAAGCACATAAAACCAGAACATTCAATATAGTAACACCAATTTGCAGGTCAGCCGTCCCAGGCACATGCGCTACGTTTATTCCTGCTTCAGGTGTTAAAAATTTCAATGGACAACCAATAGATATATTTGAGGAAAAATTTGATGGATATTGTTATAAGGTTGAACACATATTGGATGTAGAATCATGGACAACTATTTTTCATTTTCAGGCATGTGTAGAAGAATCATCTGGTATTAAAAAGTTAAGTAATCATCCTTTGTTTCCAGACGCTAAAATGATAAAATGGGATTAATTTTATGGATCAAGACCCTGAAAAATATTGGCAAGAATGGAAAAAGAAGCCAACCCCGGAGAATCTTTTAAATACTGTAAAGGCTTTTGACGGATTAATAAATACAAGCATCGGACAACAAAAATCAATAAATCCTACGTTATTAAGAAGTAGAGCAAAGATTTTAGTTTCACAAGCAGTAAAAACATACTCTCCATCTGAGGGGACAAGATTATCTACACATGTATATAATTATCTCAGGCCATTGAACAGAGACGCTAAAAACATGACAGAAATATCCCCATTGTCTCGTCACTTTAGCGAGGAAACAGGTAAATATATAAATTTTATAAATGAATTCTCTCAGGAAAACGGAAGAGAACCAGACGATTCGGAAATAATGGATAATCTTGGTATAAGTAAGGGTAAATTAAATAAATTAAACCAATCAGTAAAATATGAGATTCCAGAGAGTCAATTAGTTGGTGGGGTAGAATTAGATGAAGACGAGGAGTCTAATAGATTAAATTTATGGACAGATTATGTCTACAACGATTTAGATAGTTTTGGCAAAAAAATATTAGACTACAAATTAGGTAGGAACGGTAATCCAGTGATGTCAAATGATGACATTGCCATAAAACTTAAGATTTCCCCGTCAGAGGTTTCAATTAGGTCGGCAAAAATAGCTGAAAAGATATTGAATGGAGTAAACTCCAGAGAAAAAATAATACAATGAAGGCTTTAAACTCATACTCTAGTAAATTTTCTTCATGGGAGGATTCTAGGAAAACTGCGTGGGCGGGGGCAATGATGCCTAGATTTAAAATAGAATCCTTCTGGGATAATATAGATGATTACTTTGAAAAGGTTGATAGAGATGACGTAATAGATAAACTAGTTTCCAAGAAAAAGGGGGAAGTAACAATCAAGGATTGGTCCCCATATAAGCTTGAGGGTTTCCATAGTTTACACCTAGAAAAGGCAATGAGATATAGGTATGCAAATTATGGCGAAGATGGTTTTGCAAATATAAAAAACGCATACGCCACAGAGTCTACGCAGGCAGCTGATAGAAAGAAAATATCTTCAGAAATGCATTCGGCTATACATACATGGGAATATAAAGAGTAAAATATTTGAATATGCCAACAACAACTAATTATAGTAACAGATTAATAGACTTGTCTTTATTTCCAGAAAAGACAAGTGAATCTCCAGTTAATCTTGGCATTAGGCCTATTCCATTAGTCATAACAGGAAAATTAAAGGCTTCGCAAAATTATATAAGAATTTTATTAAGTGACGTGGGGGAAAGAAAAGAAAACAAATTATTTGGTTCAACTTTATATTCTAGCTTTAAGACAACTAATATAAGTTTTCCTGTTCAGATTTATCAAATATTCTCATCTCAAAATCTTTTGGTTTTAAAATGGATAAAAGAAAGATACAATGATCAAACCCCCCTAGATGAAAGAATAGAAAAAGTAGAACTAATTAATTATGGCGTACAACCAGGTGGACAGATAATTTTAGATATAAAATTGTATACACAAGCAGGAGAAACAGCAGAAATTCACTTACCAGTTAAATGGCAAAAAACTTAATATGGCTGATCCAATAGAAAATTTCAATTTAGTAGAAGGTATAAACTTAAATGACTCTTCTTTTTCTGAGGATGAGATACTATCTGCTCAAAGTATTTTAAGGCAATACATTTCAGATAATTATCAAGATATAGATTTTTCTGAGCTATCATCTTTAAATGATTTGTTAATAAGACCTTTTGCTCAGATATTTTTGATTTTAAAAAAATTAATAGAAGAATTCTCTAAAACAAATACTATTTATAGTGCGTTATCGCTGCCTGAATCATCTAGTGATAAGATAGTTGATGCATTATTGTCTAATTTTAATATCAAAAGAAGGCAGGGATACATATCAACTGGTTTTGTAAAAATAAATCTTACTAACTTTTCTGAGTCCTTTTCGATAGATGAGTCAATTAAGTTTAAAACAAATAATGGTTTAATATTTTTATCTTCGGGAGCGTTTTCAGGGTCAGTATCTCCAACTGCCTCTAATCAACTTAAAATATATTCGGACTCTACAGGTACCCAAAAATTCGTAATAGTTCCATTCGTTGCGGAAAAAGAAGGCTCGGAATATAATATAGAGCAGTATACAACTTTAAATATATTAAATTCAAGGACGGGCATAATATCTGCAAACGCTTTTTCTAAGTTTTCTGGAGGGCAGAATAAAGAATCCAATCAAGAAGTTATAGATAGAATCATTCCAGCTCTTTCTACTAGAAACCTTGCCTCTCCTCTTGCGATTGAACAAACACTCAGAGATAACTTTCCAGAAATACAGCAAATATCAATTCATGGAGTAAACAGTGAATTGATGTCAAGGAATTCACATAATATTTTTGGGATAAAATCTGGTAGTTTTTGTGATATTTATGTAAAAACATCTTCTTTCGTAGAAGAGTTTTTTGAACAAAATTTAGTGGCACAGAAAATAACGCAATCTATAATTAACTTAGATAACTCACTTGCTCCATACCTTGGGAAATATTTACTAAAATTATCTAGAAATGAATTACCTGGTAATTATAGAATAACTAGGGTTTTCTCTAAAGAGTTAGAACTCACTACATTAAGTAGCTTTAATATACTTAGCGTAAGAAGAAAATTTGATAAATACAGCGTATCTAATACCGTAGATAATTATATATTTAATACTCAGGAGTCAACTTATTCTAGTTATTCATACCAAGACATAATATTTGACGGAGTCGGTAACAATTCAGATACTATGTCTGTAACTGTTTTCGCGGAAATGATCCCCTCTATACAAAGAATACAACAATTTGTTAATCAGCCTGGAGCTCAGTCAGCTTTAATTGATACGCTTGTCAGAGCGTGTATACCATGTTTTATAAGTACATCAGAAATAACTGTAAGAACTAAGCTTAATTCGACTACACCAGAAAAAATACAGAACAATATAATAGACTATATAAACTCAGTAAACCCCAGAAAAGAAGAGATCAGAATAGATAAAATTATTTCATCTATAATGCAAGACAGTAATGTTTTATCCGTTAATACACCGATAATGATAAATGCTGAAATACTTGCACCAGACATAAATTTCACTACGATAAAGTTGTACTCTGAGTCTACGTTGGTTATACCAAAAAACATTCAATTAGGGTACTCAAGGGACAATATAGGATTCTTTGCTCGTAAATCTGGAATTCCTGTAACATTAATAGAAATATAAAACTTGAAAGACGATTTAACATATAACAAGAATTTTTCAGACTTTCTTGGGTCTTTTTGGTCATCTATATTTGATGCTGGTGACTTTTCTCAGGCACTTGGTGGTGCATATTCTGAGACGTTAATACAAAATTATTTAGATCTAGTAGATGTAATAAATTCGTGTTCAGTTGGTACCGTTCCTATATTCTCTAGGCAAAATGTATTTCCTGTAGTCATATCTAAAAATAATTTTTACAAAAACATAGACAATCCAGAATATGGAGATGGCTCTTATTATGGTGTTCAACCAAATGAATCAAAGTATTCATCTGGTGATATTATCAGGTATGGTACTGCATCATCATTAAATAAAAAATTTTACATAGAGCTAAAAAACAAGGATATTGTAAGCTTAGGAGCTGTTGCAATTAATAGATTGTTTGAGCCATCAGTTACATACCTAAATGGGGTTGATTTTTCTCTTTATCGCGGAGGTATACTATTCAAAGAAGACCCATTTCTAAACCCATTAATTCCAAAAAGAAAAATAATAGATAAAGACCTAGTAGAGATAGACGAAGAGCTAATACTATGGATATGTGACGTAGATATTGACAAATTTTTAATATACAAACAATTTGGGTATACGTTCACTAATTTAAGGACATCGTCTGAACAATACAAAGACATAACCATAAAATTGTTTGAACTAGTATCTAAAGGACCAAGTGTATTTGCGCTTAGGTCGTATTTATCTGTTATATCCGGAAGCCCATTGATTAGAGAGCCACTAGAAACAATACAAGATATACACAAAAATCCAGACGATGATACAACACTTGTTATAACCGACTTTAATGTATACAAACTGCAGGATAAACAGATAATATCAAATGACATAAAGATTGGAATTAGCGTAAAATCTGGGACACCGCTAGTTGATGTAGTTAATATAGTTAACACTAAAGACAAAAATTGGTGGGCAAATTTTGCGTCACTTCCGCTGCCTAAAAAATCATCAACTAATGTTGATACATATATATCATTTCCTAATAAATATATAAAAATCAAATACGGTAAAAAAATATCCCCCAATAACACATTATCCACTTCAGTTTTTTTTGACCTAATTGGTGAAACTAAAACTATAGAAAATTTTTGGAAACGCGTATTTGAAAAGGCTAAGCAAAGTCAAATTTATTATGGGTACGAAATATTTAAAAAATATGCAAATTATCAAGATGCACAATTAGATTTTGAAAATAATTTAGAGTTTTCTGTTAATCCTGCTCAAATTTTTTCTGAAGATTTTTTTTACGGAAATGTCTTACCGATAAAAATTGATTTAAGTAAAATAAATGACATAGAAGTGTTCTTTTCTACTATAAACCCGATAAAAGATAACACGCCGGTTAATGTTATATTGATGTTCTTTTTAGAGTTAAGTGGAATAGAAAAATACGAAATGCTTTTAGATAATAGGCAAAGTTATGCTACTTCTGTCAATTTAAGTGATTTATTAAATTTAAACACTAGTTCATTTCCAGATAAAACTAATCAGGGGTATAATACCCCAGAACTAGATAAATGGAATAATTTTGTTGATACTCCAGAAGTTATAGAGGCAATATCTATTGAAGTAAATGTCAGTAAAAACAAAAAATCTGGAAGATTTTACAAAAACAATTTTGATGACAATAACTTATCTAGTAATGGTTTTTTACTTGAAAAATTCGATCTTTCATCTACAACTAATTTAGTGCAAAATATAGAGCTTAAACAAATACCAAAATGCGCAATACTATAAAAGAAACTTACGAACCATCATGTATTGGTACGGTAACTATGGGTTATAGGAATTTAAAGACAAATTCATTTACCCCAATCTTCCATAAAAAAAATCTAATAATGTATGGCGCTGCAGATATAATGTCTAGGTTAGTATCTGGCGATAACAGATACTCTATATCCCATATGTATTATCATTATATCAATACTTCAGTGGTTCCATCTTTATATGAGGTTAATAGTAGAGCTGATGGTATAAATTTTTTCTCAACTCTCGGCAACACAACAGAGGATTGGATAAGGATACCTATTTTAACGTCAGCAAAAATAGATACTTACTATGACTTTGCTCCAGGCGAAGAGCAAAACAATGTATATAGTGGAAATATGGCTACGTTTGTTGCAACAAGCGCCTCGCATCCAACTCAACAAGGGGAATCTAATGCATCCCCATCAAATTATTTCGCTTATGCGGGGGACAATGGTCCATCAAAAATAATAGGAGTAGCATTAGCTAGTTCACCAGATCCATTAAACAAATATAAAGATATTGTGTTTAGTCGACTCGCTTTATCTTCCCCAATAACTGTTCAAGAGAATAGCTACATAGACTGTTTTTGGTCTATTGCATTTAAATAAAAACATAAACCAAAAATATGGCTAATACATGGGTTCCACTAATTAAGCCTCCAATAGATGGAGAGCCTATAAATCAAGAGACCGAAGCTAGACCAATAAGAGCTCTTCAACAGAGAACCGATTTCTTGTTCGAGAGACTGAATGATTTTAGTTCCCAGAACGGGAAACTAGTTATACAGAATGTAAGAGTTTCAAACGATGTAGAAGTCGGGGACTGGGTTTTCTTTAATAACGAGAGCCAAAAATATGAAAAGGCTATAGCAGAGGGTGTTTTCGATAATGAAACAAAACAATACAAAGCCTCTGATAGAACGTTTGTAGTTGGATTATGTGTACATAAAAATCAGACACTCGGTTCAATATTAATGAGTGGCTGGATTAATGACATTAAAGACTTTCAAATTGCTAATGTGCGTCAAATGCTTGAAGACACTACAGAGCAATTTAATCCAGGAAGATTTTATTTATCTAGGAAAAAACCAGGTAAAATGACTTCAGTGGGTGGAGCTCCATTAGTACAATTAGGATTTTTTACGGAGAAAGATGCTTTTGTTCAGCCACTACAAAAAGATATATTTGAATCACATATACACTATAAATTTACGCTAGAAGCAAAACCATCTGCAAGCCAAAACATATCCAGAAAGGGTTACGTAGAAAAAAATGGTATAAAGTATGTTGATTATTTTTACTCTTCATCCAGGCCAGAAGGAGATGTTCCTCCATTTATAATGTGTTTAAAGGGCAATGGATCATATACATCTATTGCTGAACAATTTAGAATTGATATTGTAAAAACTACTGACAATAAAATTGGATTTAGATTTGGAAGAGGTTCATTACTTGATTTTGATGATCCATCTAGCGGGTCAATTGAAGTCGTCTCTCAGGTTAGCATACCTGACTACGGAAAATGGATCACAATACCAAATACTGGTATAGATATTTCTTTCGTCAGGCATGATGGCGTGTATTCGGGTAACACCCTTCAACAAGATTTTACTACTGCAATGTCTACGGACGGTGCTGATAAATTTTGCATTTATTATCCGTTCGACACAAATGGATGGACAAACGTTAACTCATTTGATGGGAGATATACAGTAGGCACAAAATATAGATACTTAAGAGAGTTCAATAAAAGGGTAAACGCAGTTTGGCCTCCTACTCCGACAGAATCTGTAACAATAAGCAATAATGGTATAGATTTAATAGAGTCGAAAGATTTTAAATGTTTTCCACAAGACTTATTCTGGGTCCCTGGAACCTTCAGCAACAACGAACAAAAAACAGATTCTCCATGGCCTCATGACTATATTGCTAGAAGAATTGATACCGACCCAGATCCAAATCAATCACTAAGCAAGTACCTACAATTGTTTTTCTCAAAGGCAAACGTAAGTACGGCAAGACCACTAGTGCTTTCACTTCAAAGTTTTACTCCAGCAATACAAGTACTTGATTGCTTTACGAAAGAAGAGTCAACTACAGGTAATCTTGCAATTGATCTAAGACTCGACTTAAATACTACAGACGGCCCAGATGCGGACAAGTGCTTCTCTAGAATTGATTCAGATACTCAAAAGTTTGTAACATCCCCCCTCGTAAGCAGAGTTATTGCGGGTCAGGGGATAGAGATCAAGAATTTACAGGGTAACTCAGCTGAAACAGGTAAGGTTATTATATCGAGCACAACAATACAATCATCTGGTGAGGTATCTATAGTTTCGCTAAAAAACGCAAAAGAATATTTACATAATGGAGTTATGCCCTGTGTAACATTCTTGCCTCCTGGATCCGCTAAATGCCAGATGGTAGCAAAAATAAAAATACCATATCAGGCCGTGCCAGAGAGCAGTGGAGTAAAATTATTTTTATCTTCAAATGTATTTGGATCCTCCTCTGTATCGCAAACAAATACATATAATGCACTATTTAAGGCAAATTACTATGTATTTCCGTCAGGACTTGGTAATGCCCCTAGAGCCTCTTGGAATAACTTTAACCTTAATTACATTGATGACTCAAGTGATGAAGTATCTTTTGATATAAAATACTGGAAAACTCAACTAACCAATTACTTAGCTTATACGGTAGACAAAAATCAATTCCCTAAACAGGGTTCAATAATATCAAACAACGGAAACACTGATTTATTTGTTTTATACGGAAAGATAAACAATATAAATCAACAAAAAATAAGACCAGGTGATGTTGTTTATGTTATGATAGAAAGAGTTTCTACGTTTGGAGAAGACGGAGATACTTACCCTGGAGATATAAGCTTTTTAGATATAAACTGGAGAACGGAGGTTATCTAGTGGCACAAAGTATAATTTTCCCTGAGTGGCTAAACTCCAACTCTGTTAGAAATTACCCAATAGCAGAAAACTGCTCTAGAATTGACAAGAGCGGGTCGTATACAATATCGAACGATCTAATTGTCTCTGCACAGGTCAATCATTCAAGAGCGTACGCAGATGGAGTATTTTTTATATCTGGTCTATTTGTATCTGTCCCAGTTATTAAGATATCTATATCGTATCAACCTGAAGATACTTTAATTTCTCCGACATATATATCAACAATAGAAATAGATACTAAAAATTTTTCTAAATTTAGTTACCATTCTTTTATTGGTCAGAATGAAAACTCATCAGTGCTTGGAGCAATTGCGGTAGGTGATATAGCAGAGACGATAAACAGGGGTCTAGGTAATTTCGATTTTGATAGCTCCTCAACTAAGCTAGAAATAAATTGTAGATTTGTTTCTATGCCGTCTATGCAATACATAGATATATATGATTCAAATAATGTATTAATTCATAGAGCCACTGATGTTTTAAAGATAAAAGCTGGACAAAACGTAAGAATAACGTACGACCCATTAATAAATATAGATACTGGCGAGACCGACCAATATGGTTGCGTAAAGATAGATGCAATAGTAGATGAGAACGTCATAAAAGAACCAGACGGGTGTGAAACAGCTAAAGCCTTTTACAGTCCATGTATAAAAACTATTAATGGTGTTAGGCCAGACTCAAATGGAAACTTTTGGATAGAGGAGTCGGAATGCATAGGGATTGATGAGTACAAAGATGCCAACTCTATAAAAGTTAACGATTTATGTTCAAGTTCTTGCTGTGGCTGTGTTGATCTAGAATTTTTGACTGCAGGATTAGAACAGTTAAAACAACAGGAAGAAAGACTTAGGGAACTTGTTTTAACAACTCAAGGAACTCAAAGTGAGTTACTTGCAAACTTAATTGCAAATCTGTGAAAAATATACAAGAATGGCAGCAAGAAAATTCAATAAGGGCGTTTCCATTCAGTGAAAAAACAATTTCAGCTAATGGAATTCCAAAGGATTTTATCGTAGATCTTAAATTTTTTCCAGACTACTATTCAAACAATTCTATATATTTATCTAGCGTTATATATAGCTCGCAAAATGATTCATACGTTCTTGAATTTAAATATTCACAAACAGAAGAAATAGCAATTATTTCTGGATCAATTTCTCGAAGAAGAAGCATACAGAAAAATGGAATAACTACTAGCGTAAACAGAAAAGGAGATCAAATAACATTAAAATATAGTAATCCTGTATTTTCTCAGATAACTGGATATGCTACAAAATATGCGGTATGCATGTTTACTATTGGTTCTTCCTGGGATAACGCTTTGCAGAATTTATCCAACCTTGATAAAGAATCATCGTTGCTTGATTCATCGGTAATAAATCCAGGAAGCAAGGGTTTTAGGAGAGTTTTCATACAAAAACTTCCAGACTATATAACAAGCAGTAATCCTAATTTTTATGTAGCCCCCTCTATTCCAGAAGAAAATGAATGGGGCAGGGAGATTATACAAAAAATAAAAGCTGGGCCTAACGTAGTTTTCTCCAAAGATTTAGTAGACCCCAATCTAATAATTGTTTCTGCTACTCCAGTAGCAACCACTAGTAATGATTCTACGCTAAACACGGACATTAAGTTTATTAATAATGTTGGCCCAGATGATACAGGTAGATTTAGGTTGAATACTGTAGGATGCTTAACAAAAATAGAGAGACCAGAAACACGATTTTCTGATGACTCACCAGACGAACAACAAGATATAAAGTTATTGAATTCTGTACAGCTTCTCAGTGATTGTTTACCGTGTTGCGGGTGCGAAAAATACAGAGCATATACAGCAGCAATAGAGAGAAGGTCTAGAAAATTAAAAGAAGTGTGCGATCTACTTGTGCAAATGGTTACATCAAACACCGAGCTGTACAATGACGCTGTAAATAAAATAAATAAAGAAAGACGGCCAATTTGTAGGGTGAGAAACCTGAGAGTATTTGAAGATCAATTTAGAATTAGTGTGCAGAACACCTGCTCAGTTCCAATTTATGTGGACTTTAGGTTGAGTGTTGTTGGAGGATTTGGCATAGAACCACAAAGTTTTTCTATACTAGAATTTGACCCTAGCCTGGAGTCAGACAAGCCACCCTTGATATATTCTTCAATCGAGGAGCTTCCTGCTTTGACTACTACGCCAAAAGACTATTACAATAATTCACCTGATTTACCTAGCGGATTTTTCGGAGGTTTTGTTATTGGATCAAACTCTGAATATGGAGATATCAAACCAATAATGCCAGGTAGCTATACAGATATAACTTTTGTTGCTAATTTTCCTGTATTTGATTTAAAAGACAATAACCTTACAATAAAATGTGAATCTAACGGCATATATGGTGGGACAGTTAACGACGATCAAGTATGGACAGGAACTTATGGATGCAAGAAAGATGTCTGGATAGCTAGATATGAATATGGTCCAGTTTTGCAGTCAAAAAGTTGCGGCGGAGAATTGATAAGTAGACAAACCTATAGAGTTATACAATTAGATCAATAATTATATGATAGGAGATATTGAAGATTGGTATAATTTAAACTCATTAAGGTCTTATCCATTTGAGTATAAAAAATATGAATTATCAGACAAGAATTTTACATTCTCTGATTTATTGATTGTTGATTGTATGGCAATTGTTCATGTGAATGATGCTAAAATATCTTTGTCTTCAATACATTTTTCTGGAAATATTTTTACAGCAACTTTTTATGACTCAATCCTTGATCAAGATATTTTTATGGCTCAAGGAAGTCTTTTAAATAAATTTGTGTCATCTCCAATTATTCCGTTGTCTGATGTGGGGGTATCTGGGAATGTGGCTTTTGGTGATTTAACAAAATTCTATCACATGAGATTAAGCGGATTGCATAAATTTACAAATACAAATATACCTTTAATAAACTACTGTTATATATGTGCTGGAGAGCCCGCAATAAAATCAATTGAGTACAACATGGGAAAAGTAGTTGGAGACATAGACTTGTCTACGATTGGTTTACTTAACACCATGGTAGATTCCAATAATAATACAATTAGGCAAATAAATCAAAACGGAGTTACCCAAAAAGTAGTAATAGATCAATCAAATGTTTTATTTTATTTATCCGACCCATCAGTCATAGAGGATATATGTCAACCTCCAAGGACTGTATGTGATTGTCCACATACACCAATTAAAAAAATTAATAATGTATCACCTAATCCTCAAAACGGTAATATAAATATTGAGGTTGGTGATTTTAAATTAAATGAACAAAACGGAAAATTTGAATTAGAGGTTGGAAGCAGTTCCAGTGGATTAGAGATAGAAAATACTGCTGATGGTATAATTTTATCTTTGCAGAAAAATAGCGAAGAAATATGTGAAGACACTAAAATTATACCATTTCCAGATGGAAGACTACCTAGCGAAGAGTTTATAATATAAAAATGGAAGCATTAACATACAAAGAGTGGAGAAATCAAAACTCCGAATCTACTTTTCCGTTTACTTACAATAATTCGGAAATAGATAATACTATTTTTATTGATGCTTCCTTAGTAGTCTATGAAGACACTGATATATGGTTATCTAGTCTGTCTTTGAAGGTTGATTCATTCTATGGAGAATTAAAGTCCGGTAGCTCTAGAAAATACACTTTTTCATCAAACGATCAAATTACCCCATACAAATTAATACCAATAATGGATAGTAGGGGTATTTCGGTAGGTAGTATAATTACTGGTACATATTTTTTGAATTTATCTAACAATAGAAAATCTTTTTCTAAGAATTTTGACAGCAGACAAATTCTATTAAATCCTACTTGTTTATTTACGTACCCATCAAAGCAGGTTTCTTCAATAAAAATTGGGCCTCAAAGAATAAATGGTTTTATAAACTTTCATGAAGGACCAGGGGTCGAGATGAATGGAAATAGCAATATAATTGTTTTTGACTCTATAGGCAAAAATAGTTCTAATGCAATTGATGAATGCTGTGATCCAAATCAAATTATATTAAAAAAAATAAATGGTATATCTCCAGAGGAGCTAGATTTATATATAAAGCCAAGAGACGTTGGGCAGCCGTCTAACACACTAGACGAAAGACAGGTTATAAGAATAAATCAGTCAGAGGGTGGGATAAAAATAGAATTAACCAAATGAATAGCTCTTATCCATCTTTTTTCTCTGAAAACTCTAATAGATCTTTTCCTTTCGTAGAGAACACGGTTTCTAGTAAGGTTAAAAACTCGTGTTTCATAGATTTTAAATGCTGGACAAGGTTTAAGACACATGAGTCCCCCAGCCTATACTTGGTCGCAAACTATTCAGCAGATTTACCAAATGAGTATAAGCAATTTTTGTTAGATGGATTTTGCACATTATTTTTTTTAGTACACAAGGTACCAGAAAATGAGCATGTATTTAATGGGATGATATGTGTATATATTCCATTAGACAATTCTCAATGGCCGTATTTAGGTGTATCCAGTGTGTGGAATTCTAGTGGAATTAAAATGTTTGAATTAAGGACTTTGGTAAATTCTTCTGTATTGGATATTGCATCAAATCCTGATAATTATTTATTTCCATCAAATTTATTTAGCAACCAAGGTGATATAGGATTAAAAATAGAACCAACTCAAGTAATCTACTCAGGTAATATAGTTATCGATGAATTAAATATTGTAGACCAGGATGGATATCACAAAAAAAATATAAATGGTGATGTGAAGGTTTCTCCTGGATATAATTCCTATATTTATCAAGCTGATAAAAAGTTTACAATTAATTCATCCGCAAATATAGGATCAGGCAAAAGATATAATGACGAAAAAAACGATATCTGTAATGGAGTATTTTCAATAAATGGAGTGACACCAGATGAATCTGGAAACTTTAAGATAGAGGGTGACAATGGCGTATTGATATTCAATCTTCCGGAAGAATATAAAATAGTGGTAGCTATTGATCCAAAAACAAAAATAGCGAAATGCCAGACGTAAAAAATACAATAACAGATTGTGAGTTTACTCCTCCATATATCTTGGAGTGTGAAGTAAAAATACCTAACTTTGTTTTTTTGTGTCCATCTCCAAAACAGGTTACACCAACCATATTTAGCGTAGAATACGCTATACCTGGGTGTGTTGGGGCCACTGGCATACAAGGTACTCCAGGTGGTTTCGGTATACCTGGAGCAGTTGGAGCAATTGGGGCTACTGGGCAAACTGGCCAACAAGGACTCCCTGGTTCTACTGGTATAACTGGTGATATAGGTTTAAGTGGCCCTCCTGGCCCTCCTGGTGGTTTTGGAGCAACTGGAGTAGATGGACCCCCTGGAATCGCTGGACCAGTAGGTCCAGCTGGTCCAACAGGGCCTACTGGCCCACCAGGAGTTATTGGACCCAAAGGGGATACTGGAAAAAACGGCAGCACTGGTCCCGCTGGACCAGATGGGCAACCAGGAAAAACAGGCAAGGTGGGATTACCTGGTTTACCTGGAAGCACTGGGACTGTTGGGCCTCCTGGAGTAGATGGACCTCAAGGAAGAGTTGGCCCAACTGGATCCAGGGGATTGCCTGGAGTATCTGGTCCTGTGGGGCCCCCTGGGCCTGTAGGGCCACCAGGTGGCGCTGGAGGACCTGGCGTTCCTGGAGCTTCTGGTTCTATTGGTCAACCTGGTGCTTCTGGCAGTCCAGGAAATCCTGGTACACCTGGTCCTGCTGGGCCTCCTGGTCCAATAGGAAATCCTGGACCAACTGGTCCACCTGGTACAAGCCCTTCTGGGCCACCTGGACCACCAGGAGGGCCAGGCCCAACTGGACCACAAGGTCCTGCTGGCTCAAATGGAAACCCTGGGCCACCTGGAGTTACTGGACCACCTGGGGCGTCTGGTGCGCAAGGAGCATCTGGATCTGCTGGACCCCAAGGTCCTGCTGGACCTGCAGGTCAACCTAACTTAAATTTTGGTCCTCCTGGACCTCCTGGACCTAGTGGAACTCCTGGTTCTCCTGGTCCAACTGGACCTCCTGGCACTTCTTTACCGGGTCCTACTGGTCCTCCTGGACCTCCTGGACCTAGTGGAACTCCTGGTTCTGCTGGTACTCCTGGCGGAGTTGGGCCTGTTGGGCCACCTGGTCCTGCTGGGCCACCTGGTCCTTCAAACTTAAACTTTGGACTACCAGGTCCTCCTGGGGCAAGTGGCACTATGGGGCCACCTGGGCCAACTGGACCTCCTGGAGCAACAGGTACAAACGGAAATCCGTCCCCAGGGCCAACTGGACCACCTGGTCCCCCTGGACCTGGGGCTTCTGGTAGTTACGGAAACCCAGGGCCAACTGGGCCACCAGGAGCACCTGGTGCACCAAATTCTAATTTTGGACCTCCTGGTCCTGCTGGAACAAGTGTGCCTGGACTTCCTGGGCCTCCTGGACCCCCCGGAACAAATATACCTGGATTAACTGGACCGCCTGGGCCTCCTGGCCCAACTGGTCCACCTGGACCTCCTGGGCCAAGTGGAGCACCAAATTCTAATTTTGGACCTCCTGGACCTCCAGGACTTCCATCTACTGTACCTGGACCGCCTGGGCCTCCAGGTCCTCCTGGGCCTAGTGGAACTCCAGGTACATCAGGAAATCCTGGACCACCTGGCATAACTGGGCCTGATGGTCAACCTGGTCCTCCTGGAGCGAGCGGAACACCAAATAATAATCCTGGTCCTACTGGTGCATCTGGGGCAAGCGGGACCCCAAATACTACTCCTGGGCCTCCAGGTCCTCCTGGAGCCTCAGGATCAAATGGGCCTGCTGGAGCTCCAGGTCCTATTGGTCCACCTGGACCTGCTGGATCAAATGGTGTTGATGGGCTTATTGGCCCTATGGGACCTGTTGGTCCTCCTGGGCCAAGTGGTGCTGTAGGTGCACCTGGTGTATCTGGGCCCCCTGGCCCAACTGGACCTCCTGGTCTTTCTGGACCTCCTGGTCTTTCTGGACCTCCTGGTCTTTCTGGACCTGCTGGAGTAACTGGACCCACTGGGGTAACTGGACCCCCTGGAAGTATACCACAACCTGGAACAGCTGGCGGAAATGGACAATCGAATTGTAGTGGTAGCTGTCAGATATGTTTTTACATGAGAAGTCCAAGTTGCTAGTATTATTACTAAATTTTTTTTATATCAATGGATAAAGATTGTAAATTTATTCCCCCAGTTTTGTCTGATTGTGAGATACAGGTTAAGCTACCAGATTTAATATGTAAAACTCCTGTTTTTGTATATAGTGTACTAAACACACAAGACTTAACCATTGGAATTCCAGGATGTAGTGGTGTTCCTGGAATTCCTGGTATAATTGGTCTTGACGGAAGCCCAGGCGCACCAGGCGCTCCCGGATTGATGGGTTCAACCGGTATTACGGGGGCCGTAGGAGTTAAAGGAGCAACAGGAGCAACTGGGTTAGCTGGTCCAACTGGTAACATTGGATTGCCTGGGCCCGCAGGACCGCCTGGGGATCCTATCCCTGGCCCAACTGGACCAATAGGAAATCAAGGCAAGAAAGGTGAAGATGGTCCCAAAGGAAACCCAGGTAAAGATGGTATACCAGGTCCTCCAGGATTGCCTGGGGTTCCTGGGTTAGATGGATCAGATGGTGTACGAGGTCTTCCTGGGATTAATGGAGCTACTGGATTACCTGGGGCTCCTGGGGTAATTGGTTTGACTGGGGGTCCGGGAGCGACGGGATTAACAGGAAATCCAGGCAATCAAGGACCTCCTGGGGTAGTTGGGGCTTCAGGCAACCCTGGACCCATGGGGCCACCAGGAGCGATTGGTTCTACTGGATCTGTTGGCTTACCTGGCCAAACGGGTAGTGATGGACCAGTTGGTCCTCCTGGTCCTGCTGGTCCTGCTGGTGGTGTAGGTCCTCCCGGTCCCCCTGGAGCATCAGGCACAGCTGGTCCTGCTGGTCCTGCTGGTGGTATTGGTAATCCTGGTCCAGTTGGTCCTCCTGGTGCCTCAGGATCTATTGGTGTGGCTGGACCTCCTGGTCCAACAGGACCACCTGGACCTACTGGTGTTGCGGGGACTAACGGTATTTCTGGCCCTCCTGGGCCATCTGGACCCGATGGAGTTACTGGACCACCTGGCCCTACCGGTCCCCCAGGGGGCAATGGACCAAATGGCAACCAAGGTCCACCTGGAGCTACTGGAGTTGGTAACCCTGGACCTACTGGGCCTACAGGTCCTCCTGGGCCTAGTGGTACTTCCGGTAATCCAGGTGTATCTGGGCCGCCTGGATCAAGTGGACCTGCTGGACCTGCTGGAAACCCTGGAGTAACTGGACCACCTGGCCCAACTGGACCTCCTGGAGGTGTAGGACCTGCTGGATCTCAAGGTCCTGTTGGGCCTGCTGGAAATCCAGGAACTAATGCAACCCCTGGACCTCCTGGACCTCCTGGACCTCCTGGACCCTCAGGCAGTGGCGGAGGCACTGGACCTCCTGGGCCTCCTGGACCTAGCGGAACTCCTGGTAATAATGGACCAACTGGACCACCTGGCCCACCTGGGTACGGTATAACTGGTCCACCTGGACCACCTGGACCTAATAATGATGGCACCCCCGGAATACAAGGAGTAACTGGGCCTCCTGGTCCAACAGGACCACCTGGGCTACCTGGGAATGACGGTTTAACTGGACCACCTGGGCCTACAGGTCCTCCTGGATATAGTGTTACTGGTCCTCCTGGTCCTGCTGGCCCTCCTGGAACTCCTGGAATATCGAATACTACTCCTGGACCACAAGGTCCTGCTGGATCACCTGGTCCTCCTGGACCACCTGGACCATCTGGCTCGAATGGATACAATGGACCAACTGGGCCTCCTGGACCACCTGGACCAGATGGAGTAACTGGACCAGCAGGGCCGCCAGGACCTAACGGAAATCCAAATAGTAACTTTGGACCTCCTGGTCCTCCAGGTCCTACTGGCCCTGCTGGTTCTTCTAGCACTGTTAACGGGGTTCCAGGTCCGCCAGGTCCTACTGGCCCTGCTGGTCCTCCTGGGCCAAGTGGTGCTGTAGGTGCACCTGGTGTAACTGGACCTCCGGGGGTATCTGGTCCTGCTGGAGTTTCTGGACCTCCTGGTCTTTCTGGACCTGCTGGAGTAACTGGACCCCCTGGAGTAACTGGACCGCCTGGAGTAACTGGACCACCAGGAACTCCTGGGCCTCCTGGGCCTCCTGGTGGAAATACCTGTACTTCTTGCGTTACATGTAGTTGGTATTAATATATAATACACTTACACTGAATGAATGACTGTGATTTTACGCCACCGCTAATTGAGCCTTGTGACATTAAATTAATAGATCCTATTAATTTATGTAAAACCCCAGAGATATTAGACAATTTAGAAATCAATACTCAAATTGATCCGATAGACGGGTGTCTCGGGGCAACAGGTCCATCTGGTCAACAGGGAATACCAGGAGTTAATGGATCTCCTGGTGCTTTTGGAATTACTGGAGCAACAGGATTAATTGGAGCAACAGGATCTACTGGGGTAACTGGCCCCATGGGTGATCCAGGCAGAAATGCAGGAGCTACTGGTTCTTTTGGGGCAATAGGAAAAAAAGGGGTAAATACAATGGGTCCAGTAGGACCCAGAGGCCCCACTGGACCAGATGGTTTACAAGGAGATACTGGACCAGATGGAGATGATGGACTGCCAGGTGTGCAGGGGCCACCAGGTAAAGATGGACCGCCAGGATTAAATGGAGCGACTGGATTACCTGGGGCTATTGGGGTTCCTGGGCTTAGAGGAGCTACAGGTATGCAGGGCGCAACAGGAAACGTAGGTCCGCCTGGACAAAAAGGATATGACGGACCAGTTGGACCGATGGGAGCAACTGGACAACAAGGTCCACAAGGAACCATAGTAGGTCCTCCTGGTGCGTCTGGCTCACCTGGTCTTGCTGGTCCATCTGGAACCCCTGGAACACCGAATACTACTCCTGGTCCTGCTGGTCCCCCAGGAACAACACCTGGTCCGCAGGGTCCACCTGGACCCCAAGGGCCAGCCGGAGGGGTTGGCAATCCTGGACCACCTGGAGTTAGTGTCACTGGACCACCTGGGCCTCCTGGCGCTACTGGCGCGGCTGGACCGCAAGGAGCCCCTGGCAATCCAGGAGCTACTGGGCCTGCAGGATTGGCTGGGCAATCTGGACCGCCTGGAATTGCTGGACCATCTGGACCGCCTGGATCAAATGGGCCTGCTGGAGCTCCTGGCGCTCCAGGAATATCTGTGTCTGGACCACCTGGACCACCTGGACCGGCTGGTTACGGAGCTCCAGGTCCTACTGGTCCACCTGGACCAACAGGCCCTCCTGGACAAAATAACGCAGTAGATGGTGCATCCGGTCTTGCTGGTCCTCCTGGTCCAACTGGACCTCCTGGAACATCAGGATCAAATGGACCTGCTGGAGCTCCAGGTCCAGCTGGGTCTATTATTCCTGGAATCAGTGGACCTCCTGGTCCTCCTGGACCCAGTGGAACTCCAGGCTCAAGTCTTCCTGGACCTCCTGGGCCTACAGGTCCTCCTGGGGGTGGAACTCCTGGTCCTCCTGGTCCAACTGGACCTCCTGGAGCATCAGGATCAAATGGGCCTGCTGGAGCTCCAGGTCCAACTGGATCTATTATTCCTGGACCTACTGGGAATACTGGGCCGACTACTTCACCGCCTGGTTCACCTGGCTCTCAGGGAGCTACTGGTCCTGCTGGTCCACCTGGACCAACTGGATCAGGAGGGCCGCCTGGATCAAATGGGCCTGCTGGAGCTCCAGGTCCAACTGGATCTACTACTCCTGGACCTACTGGCCCACCTGGACCTACCGGATCGCATGGCGTAGATGGACAAACTGGGCCATATGGTCCCCCTGGAGCATCTGGGGCACAAGGAGCAACTGGGGCATCTGGTACACCTGGTTCAGACGGTTCACCTGGCCCAGCGGGCCCATCTGGCTCGCCTGGATCAAATGGGCCTGCCGGACCTAGCGGATCTGCCGGTACGGACGGTTTAACTGGACCACCTGGGCCTACAGGTCCTCCTGGACCACCTGGACCATCTGGCTCGGCTGGATACGATGGACCAACTGGGCCTCCTGGACCACCTGGACCTACTGGTCCCCCAGGAGTTGCCGGACCATCTGGGCCACCTGGCCCAACTGGACCTCCTGGTCTTTCTGGACCTCCTGGTCTTTCTGGACCTCCTGGTCTTTCTGGACCTGCTGGAGTAACTGGTCCTGCTGGAGTAACTGGTCCTGCTGGACACCCAGGTACAACCGCTGACGGGAGTACTGTAGGTGCAAGAGGTCCCGGTGGATGCGCAAATGCTAATTCTTGCTGTCAGGCGAAATTCAGTTAATAATATATTTATGCAAAAAACAGTTTTGATTATAAAGAGAGAAACAAGCAACAGTAATAGAATAGACAGCGGTAAGCTATTGCAGCTTGCAGGTTTTTTACTTAAAGTAAGTGTAGATGTTGCACACAATATAGATAGAAATATATTTGTAATGCAACGAGATGTTTCATCTTCTTATTCACAAAATGAATTAGACACATTTTATTCCGTAGCTTCAGTTGGAGAACTTGAATGGATACCAGCGAATCATCCGGATCCCAGTGGTACAAGTTTTTTTAGAACTGATACAATTGAATTAATGTTCGAAAGCAAAAAAGAATTAGAGGATTCTTGGAGGAAAATATCATCAGAGGTATTTAGCTTAGCTGAATCGAATGATTTATCTATAAATATTGAACCAGATTTAATCGCGTCTTATCCGTCAGATGCTATAAGTTTATATTATGGAGTTACAAATAGCACGCCATCGGCCACGGAAATATCTGGTTTAACTAACTTACCAACTCCAATACAGGACCTTAAACATATAGACACATTTGATGGAGATAGTTATTTCACGGTAGCCATCCCAATATATACTAAAGACAGAAATTTTTATATAGACAATACACTTGCTTTGTCTGTAAAAAGTGATATGACAATAACAAATAAATACGATGTACCAATTCCATACAAAGTATATACAACTACTGATGAAGTTCCACCTGGACTTCACACAATAACATTTAAATAATATGGTAATAACAAAAAAAAGAGCTTTATCTTTGGCTTCTTCATTGTCTATCGCTAAAGACATACCGGAGTTCATTCCAGTGTACGAGCAATTTAAAGTTAAAAATTCAGAGCTACAAAAAAAGAAAGGCTGCAGCTCTTGCGAAGTTAATTCATTATTTGCGGATGTATCTGATCAAGCATTAGCAGTAATGACAACGCTATCTGAGAGCAGTAAGAAAAAATTAAAAGAGATACTAGCTACTGACGGGCCAATATATGTTTATAGCTCTAGCAAGGCCGGGGTCAATATGAAGAGGATAGATTAAATATGAACATATTTTGTTTTATTTTTGTTTACGTAGTTCTATCTGTTTCTGTTTTTGCACAGTCAAAGCCATTGGACCTATCTAACGCTATTCTACAGTTAAGCGACTATCAGCAAAAAATTGCAAAGGGGCAAGCAAATGGATACGCTCCACTTGATTCTAGTATATTGGTTCCACCTCAATATATTTTCCCAAATTTTAACTCAAGTCCATCTGGTACAATTTGGACTAAGTCTTCGAATGGGACACTTCAATCTATCTCAAATTCTCTTAATTTTTATGATGGTGGGCTTTTGATAAATAGAGTGAAAATAGGTTCGCTAGGAGATGATAAATATGGAATATCTATTGATCCTAATCAATCTAACCCATTATTTATAAGCGCTGGTTCATCTAGCGGAAGAATATATTTCCAAAACGGTAATGAGGTTGGGGCAGCAAACACAAATAATACAGATTATTTATGGTCAATAAAAAGCTCTGGTCAGTTTAAACTAGGTACAGGAAATTTTTCTGGTGACATAAATTTAGGTTCAAAAAATATAGTTGAGGTTAGTGAGATAAAACCTTCATCACCTCTACCAGGTCAGTCATTAACTGGCATCAAGGTTAAACTATCTAGTTCGTCTCCAGAAATTTCTAGTCTAGGAGCAGACCAAACACTTAAATTTACTGGTTCGAATTTTAATCTAGGAATTAATGACATATCAGCAATTGATTCAAACTATCAAATTAAAAAGTCATTTGCATTAAACATATCAACTGCTGATGCTAGATATGCGAAGCTTGGTACAGTAAATTCCTGGCCCCAAACTCAAAACTTTAATCAAGTAGCCCTAGGAACACCTCTTTCAACTCAATATGGCGGATTAGGGGTAGACCTAAGCACTGAATCTGGCAAGGCCATAGCAAGGACTAATCTTGGTATAGATCAAACCCAGCCATTCAATATTAGACTTCAGCAAATATCTAATATGTCCCCCTCGATTAATTCATTTATTGTCGGTACTACCGGAAATGGTTTTGCGCAAAAGACAAAAGATGAAACAGTTCAAATACTGGGATTAGTTCCAGGACAGAACATTCAACCATTCAGTACACTTTTGTCTTCTATCTCTAGCTCATCCAACAATACAGATAGCGGAGTTAAATATTTTTATGTACTTTCTGGCGGTGTAACTCCAACTGTAAATAGACGGTCATCTATAGATGCTAGGTCAGACTTAGGATTATCAATATTGGGCTCAAGCCTAGTCACAGCTACTTCAGCAACAAGTATGCAAGCACTTTTACAGCTTTTACCTGGAACACATGTTCAGCAATTCAATACCATACTATCTCAAATATCTTCAAATAATTGGACTGGTTCTACCTCAATAACTACTGTTGGTAATGTTGCGCAAGGGAGGTGGGAGTCTACAGCGATAACACCAAATAGAGGTGGAACTGGGTTAACTCAAGTACCCGCTCAAGGACAAATTATTGCTGGAACATCTACTGGATCGTATGAACTAACTAGATCATTAACCCTTCAATCATTAGCGCTAACCTCTAACAGCACGTCAGTATCTCCACTTACCACAAATTCAACTGCAAAAGTTAATAACTTAAATGCAGACCTCGTAGATGGAATAGATCTTAGCACTCAGTTAAATAAAACAGTAACTTTTATTGACGGACAAACAAAAACTCATACAATTGTTATTGAAAACGGATTAATAAAAAGCTGGGAAAAGACACCTTAGAATATGAAAGACATAGTTGAAGGAAATATATTTGCGCCTGACTACATGACAATTCCCACTATTCAGGCTCCGTTACCAGGAAATGACCCAGTTGTGTATACAAGAGGGCAGACATTATCTTTTATGGTTAAGTATCCAGCTGGTACTAAAAGACTTTTATTTACTGTTAGTGGAAGAATTTATGCGTCTGGGGGTGAACTATTCAAACAAATAGTTTATCCAGACCCAAACTCAGGTGGAGTAGCAGAGTTTACTGTTACTGGTGCAGATACTTTAGCTCTGCCGACTGGAATGTTTTATTGGGATATTTTTCAGTTGAGAGATGATGGATCTAGAGATATATGGAACTCATACAATAAGGGAACATTTAATCTAGTTGATAGTCCATCTGTACATTTCCTAGAAAACGATATGCCACCTGAAGAATGCTGGACTAGCGACGAAATTCACGTCCCTGGGTGTCACGAACACTGCGACACTAAGGAATGTTTAACCGAGACGTCAGTAATTGATGCTGGTGAATATTAAAAAAAATAATTATTGATTTTATGTCGGTGTCGTATAGAAATACTCATTTATGAGATTTCACATTCTTGGATTGCCTCACACGGTTACAAATAAAGAATTTGTTGCCTGTGCGTACACACAAAAAGTATTAAAGTTTGGGAAGATGATGAAAGCTAGGGGCCATGAAATAATACATTATGGCCATGAAGATTCTGAGCTTGTTTGCGATGAACATGTGAGTGTCCTTACAAATAAAGACTTCAGTGATGTATATGGATCTCACGACTGGAGAAAAAAATTCTTCAAGTTTGACGTAAACGATAATGCATATCAGACGTTCCATAAGAACGCAATAACAGAGATACAAAAGAGAAAACAAAAAAATGATTTTCTTTTACCTTTTTGGGGCTATGGGGTAAAGGCAATATGTGATGCACACGAAGACATGATTGTTGTGGAACCAGGAATAGGATACGCTGGTGGACATTGGGCTAAGTGGAAAGTATTTGAGTCTTATGCTATTTATCACGCTTATTGCGGATTACAGAATGTCGGTCAATGCAATCAATCATGGTATGATGTAGTTATTCCCAACTATTTTGATTTAAATGATTTCGAGTACTCAGATAAAAAAGAAGATTATTTTTTGTACCTAGGGAGAGTATATGACGGTAAAGGAGTTCATGTAGCAATACAAGCAGCTGAAAAAGCTGGAGTCAAGCTAGTTATAGCTGGCCAAAAAGATGAAAACTTCAAGATACCTAGCTCAGTTGAATATATTGGATATGCAGATATAGATACACGCAAAAAATTAATGAAATATGCAAAAGCTAGTTTTATCCCAAGCATGTATGTAGAGCCTTTTGGTGGAGTTCAAATAGAGAATTTATTGTCTGGCACACCAACAATAACTACAGATTGGGGTTGCTTTGCAGAAAATAATATACATGGCATAACTGGATATAGATGCAGAACAATGGGGGACTTTATATCTGCAATAAAAAATATAGATAAAATAAAACCATCGGATTGTAGAAAATGGGGAGAGAATTTTTCTTTAGAATCTGTTGGAGCGATGTATGAAAAATATTTTCAAGACGTATTAAATGTATATACTGGCAATGGTTGGTATTCCGGTGAATCTGAGCTTTTTCTAAAGTATTTGGATAGAAACTATACATCTCTTGAGGGTAGTACAAAAGTTAACGAACTTATTCCATAATAAATTAGATATACAATTTTAGTATATGGGCAAAACGATTAGACGCTTAGGTGAACAAGCAGATGGTAAATCAAAAAGAAAAAATGATTACCACTCTTTTATTAAAAAGAAAAAAAATAAAAGCGAAAGACGTAGAGCAAAACTAGATCCAGAGACTCCCCCAGCATACGGTAAGTACAAAGGATGGGAGACTTGAATTAGAAGCAGCGGCGTGGAGAGTCAAACGGTTCGATGCATGGCTACATGCCGTGGGCAAAACCGAAGAGATAACGTGGACACGCAACAAGAGGAAGACGAACACCTCATAAAAAACGGCTATCAAAATTAGATGGAGTAACGACCATCCTGCTTCTTTTTGTTTAACCAGAAAATGAAAAAATTAAAACAACTTTACTTATGCCTAGAAAGTCTCAGTATGGGATTTTCCGGTACCAGAAAATTACTAAAAATGAATAAATATAAAATAGAGATGTCTCGTGGATGTACTGCAGACGCTTTCATTGTTAATAATGAAGATTATTATGATCTTCCAGAAGATAAACAAAAAGAGTTCGTAGATTACGTCATAGAACAGATACGGGAAGCTATGAATAGATCAGAGATTCACGCCCATACTCTTGTTGAGCTTTTTCAGCCAGATAATTGGGAAACGTCTGAGAGATGTGAGCAGTGCGGAGACTCGGTTCATACCGAATACTGGAATTTATAATATGTATTTTCAGCTATCATTAAAAAACCTTTTTCAAACTAAAACTACTTACAAAAATATTTGCTCTATATTTAAGCAGGTCTCAAAAAATAAAAATATTGAGTTTGAGCTATTCTTCTTTAATGATTACACCTTTAAGGTAGAGCTAGACGCTAGTTTCATTACTGGAAGAGACCACGCTGGAGTATCTTTTGAATTAAATATTCTAGGAGCTTCTATTAATATTAATTTTTATGACTCAAGGCATTGGGACTACGAAAATAAAATCTGGGAAGAGTAAAAATATGAATGAAACTGTAATACAAAAAATTACCGACTTAACCGACAAACTATACGAGTTAATTGGTCGGGACCACCACAAGGACCGAGACTGTCATTATTTTATAGAGACAAAGTGGAGCTACGGAAGACCACCGGTATATGTGATTGTACATAATGGATATATTTTTGATGACATCAGTGAAGAATGGGCTAGTTATGAATTGGCCTGTATAAGGTTAAAAGAATTGCTGGAAAGACATGTAAAGTATTTAATGGAATTAGATACGGAACAATAGGGGGGGTACCTCAAAAATATACATTTTTTGCCATAATATAATGTAGATATCCTTTATCTATCTAATATATTGTGTAAGCCTTTGGTTTATTGGGTATATTTGTATTTATCATATTGTAGTTTAGTATTGATCATAAGTTGATGGTTAAATCACGCCAATCCTCTTTGGATGGGGGATTGGCGTGAAACCAATTTTACAATAATTATTATTGGCCTTGTAGCTCAATGGTCAGAGCAGTCGGCTCATAACCGATTGGTTGGGGGTTCGAATCCCTCCGGGGCCACTTTTTTGTGGTGCATACTTTTAGTGTAATAGTTAAAGCCTGATTTAATCTATTAACACTAAACTCGACTTGGCGAGTATAAACAGGTATCTAAGCCAAGTGCGGCAAACCATATGAGTATGGTTGCAATATCCCGATAGCAGCGTTTTGCTATCGGCTAGTTGCCTCATTGAACGATAATGAGGTGAAACTGCATGGGAACGATCATCGTTCGATTAGAGCAGTGCAGTGGCTAGAAAAACCGGTGTTCCTATACAGAGCTCTACCGGCAATTTTCGTCGCCGACAGGCAAAAAAACCTCTAACCGAGGTCATAACTTTAACCCGTAAAATAGGGTTAAAGACATTGACTCTCGGTTAGAGGTTATTTCCATATAGCGGATCGTTACGCTTTTTGTTAGCTACTGAGTTAATTTCGGACGACAGGTTGTTTACTATGTCCTCCAATTGATCTTCAGAGATCCATGGCAACATTTTGATTTGCTTAAACAGAAGAACGGACTGGTCTCTTATGTATTCATTTAAGAGTCCGGTAGCATAATCTGATTTTGAATCCATTTGATTCATCTCTGCTCCGTATGTGCTGCCAAGATATTTCTCTGGCATTTTTGCAAAATGCAATTGAGGAGGAGGAGCAGTAAAGCCTTCCTGATCTAGTACAACACCAACTAAAGAGGATATATCAGTTGAAAATAATTCAGAATCGTCATCGTCATTTAGAGAAACCTCTATTACGCCCCATGTAAATTCTGCAACGGTCATTTCTGCTAATTCGTCTGGATCATTTTCATTATTTAACACAGAGCATACTGCTGTGAACGCTACCCAGTCTTTATAGAAACTATTACTAGTAATTGACGATATTATAGAGTGTAATCTATCAAGATTCTCTTCATCTATTTTTACGTCCAGTGTATCAGTAAGCTCCATCGCAAGAGTCTCTGGTTCCCATTCGTAAATGTCAGTACCAAAAAAATGAAGAGCTATTGCATGAGACACAGTAGCCATTGTACCAGGGGTAGCCATTATTCTTCCAGCTACTTCCTGGTCTTTTGTTTTGTATGGTAACATTACTTATAGGTATGAAGCTAAAACTTTTCTCTGTTCTTCGCTTAGTCCAGCGATCTTGCTCAAATCCTCAGAATCAGTTCCAATACCTATTTCCTCAAAAGCTTCTTTTGTTAATGCAGACTTAAAAACTTCTTGATCAATTGACTGGAGGTCTAATAAAGAATATTTCTCTTCACCCAGTTCAATTAGGCTTGCCATTTTCTGTGCTTCAACCATGGAAGTATTAAATACACTTTGAAACGGATCTTGAATAGATTTGCCGTAAAATCTTTGAAGCTTGTTTTGTTGATCAATGGTTTCTAGCATCTCTGCTATCTTTTTCATTCCATCCATCGTCTTCTCTTCAGAGCTTTCAAGAGCGTCTGCTATCTTGCAGAGAGCCACTTTATCCGAATCGTCAGAAAGTCTAACGGCTCTTGCCTTGACTTGTTCAGCTAACTTTTGTGTGTTTGTGATATTTCTCCCAGAAACTTGAAGTATTCTATCTGGAATATTCTTATTGAATTTAGAAAGCTCGTTCGCGATTTTTTCCGCGCACGCAACTTTTTCATTAAAAGTGCATTTATCAATCAAATTAGATATAAACTCGTTCGAGAACTTCTCTATGTTTGTTTGATCACCGGCATATTTAATTGTTTTGCCGTTTTTATTTGTTAGCGTTATTTCCCATGTGTCTTCATGGCTTGCTATCTTGTTGCTTAAAGCTGTTTCACTTTTAATTTGTTCCTTAAGCTTTTCAACGTCCTCGGAAATATTAAAAAAGCTTGCTGCTTTGATTATCTTTTGTTCGACCTCGTTATTTGGATTGTTAGCTCCATAATAATACGCAGCACTAACAAATACATTCGCTGGATCCGTTATTGGTAGGCTTCTCGTGCTTTCAGAGGCAAAAGCAGAGTCTGGCAAAGAGCTTAATTCATCTTGCTCTAAAGAGCTTGCTTCTTTTATAAAGTTTGGTACTTCTTTATCTTTAAAAATTTTGATAAAGTTATAACCGTAGTCGTAGTAAAAGTCTTTCATATATGTCCTCTATTAATTTAGTCAAATTATTGTCAACTTGCAAGGTTCTTCAATCAGGTACAATTGTACCAATTGCAGCCTGTAGATGCCACAATAAAATAGATAATCAAGAAAGTCTAGAAATATTAACAAATGGCCCAGAGCCTATATTTAGGTGTTTTAAGTGTGGAGAATCTTACTGTGCTACATCATATATGCTGAAAAGGCTTGGGATGACCGATACTCAAGTAATAAATAAATTAATAGAATGTGGGTTTTCGATTAATGAGTCAAATTACTTAGTTAGAAGAGGAGTCAAGTATTTAGAGTTTTTAACTAAATTTGAGACGGGCAGGCATGACTACAGGGAAAAGGTTCAATTAGATGAAAGAAGAATTAAGAGTTATGGAGATTGGTCACAGATCTCTGGCGCTGCATTAAATACCTTATTCTTTAGTAGATCTACAAGTAAATTAAATCAATCAGTGGACTATAGTGTACTGATGACTAGGGATGAGAATGGCATACCAAATAAATGCTTAATTTACACTCTTTTGGGTTCTTATATAAGTGAAGTGAAAGTTCCAGTCCCTAGTGGTAAAATATCTATCTTAGCTGAGAGATGGACTGACTTTGTGCAGTGGACCAGCAAAATAATATTAACTGATTCATCTTTCCTTGCTTCCAATATATCAAAATCACTGGTTGATACCCAGGGCTTAATATCCTGCCCAGTGGGCGTTATGCTTGGATCGGAAAGCTCAGCAACATTCTTCAATAAGATTTCACCAAAGACAGATGTAGTTCTTGGACTTGAAGAAAAGAGCTATAAATTTGCCTGCTTAAGTAATGCATCAACAGATGTATACATATACCGACTCACTCAAACTGAGTCTGGTCTTTTTTCTATTACAAAAAGCTTTGATGACGAGATAAACAGAATAACTCCAGTTGATATTGTTCGAGATATAGTATACGAGCTAAAGCTATCTAATAAAAACGAAATTAAAAGTTTTTGTAATGAAATACTTAAAATGCATAATTGCTCGGATCATTTTAGGAATAGATTAATTGATTTTTATTGTCTTGAGACAGATACAGACAAAAAAAAGATAAATGAAGCAATAGCAATTTTTGGAACTAGTGTAAACAGTTTTTCAGCAGCTAATAAACAATTTAAGGTACACAATAATTGTTATAATGAAGTTCTTCAAGACTGGACAATGAAACCTGTTAGTAACTTCTGGGTAAACATAAACAAAGCTCTTTGCGATGATGAGGGGAAAATAGAATATGATTGCACGCTGTTTATAGGAGACAACGAAGTTCAGTTTTTTATTCCTCACTGTGACTTCTTCCAGCACAAAAAACTATTTAAAGTAATTAATTCTATTTGCGTAAAAAATTCATTAGAACAAGCTTACATGAACGCAAATAAATTAGTTATACAGGCAACTCCATATATTATAAGGGGACTAAATTCTTCAAAAGTAAACACAGTAAAGAAAGAAACTTATGGAATAAGTAATGAAACTCTTGTAGCTGAAACATTTAAGTGTGATAGAACTGGTATAATTATTTGCGACAATATAATAGGAGAGAATAATTTAAAAATAAGGACGCCAATAAATTTAAATAATATCAAGGAATACAATAAATTATGTAAAAATCAAATTAATGAACTATGTTCGTCTGCCTTTGGCGCTGAAGTATTTGCGGCGTCTTTACAGTTTATACATTCTTTGATTAAAAATGATGTATCACATATTGTATCAAATAAAAATATAGTAAGAGCAATATCTGAGGTTCTTGGCATAAGTACAGTAAATAATTTAGTTAAAAGCAAGATGCCACAAGCAATAGAAAAAACACTAAGCACAAAAAATTTAAATAAAAATTGCTGCACTATTTCGGTGATTGATAGTGACCAAAAATATACAAAAAATTTTATAACCCTGAAAACAGACACTAAACCTCAAATTTTAAATACAACAGAACCTATGCTGTTATTTATATTTAAGTTTTGCCTGGATAACTTAAATTCAAATTACTCAAAAAACGCAGAAAAACTTTTAAGTAGGGCTGACCAAGTCTATAACCTAAGAAACGCTATAGCAAAAATGTACAACGCTCAACAGTGTTTAGAGTCTTTTGCTTGGTATATAACAGAAGACATTAATTTATCTAAATTTATTGAGACAGACGATAGTGGCACAAATATATATATAAAAGTGTTCACTGAATTAAAGGAAATGGGTTATGACTTCAAAAAGTCAGAGATAATAAAATTACTTAAACTTAACCGCAAAAAGGTAACTTATCCTATGATTGACCCCAAAGATAGAAGAGTATTTATCAGGATAGGATTGCCAAATCCAATACAAGATCAAATAAACAACAAAAACAACACATGGACAACGATAAAGACGAGACATATTTTGATGAATTAATTAATGAAATAAAACCCCCAAAATGCCCCAAATGTGGAAGCGACGACGTAATGACGAACCAATTCCACGCTATATGCCTAACCAATTGCGGATGGGTTGGTGACCTATCTGATGTTGCATCTAACTGTTCTATACTTAAAAGTATTTTTGTATGTGAGAGTTTTTTCAATTTAATAAATACTGGACCAAATAGCATAAAGCAGACAGCATTTGAAATCGCTAAACAAAAGGGGCTACCTGGATCAGATAACGAAAAAACTATATCAGTTGCTCGCGCATTTCTAAGTGAATTTGATGACTTTGGAGAAGAGATTAATTCAACAAGTTATTATTCAGATAGATTTATAAAATTACTTAAGCTAAATTCTTTAACTACTTTAAATAGGCTTTGCCATTTATTTGTAAAAATGGATGAAGAGAACCTAAACGTAAATAGAACAATACAAGCGTATACAGGATTGATAGATCCTCAAGATAGCAAGGAAATATTAGGTAGTCAGAACAGTGATGAAGCTTTTTTGAGGAAGACCAACTTAAATATAGAAAAGAAAAAAACTGATTTTGATGACTACCTGGTGTCTATAAGACACTCAGTTTATGGACGGCCAGACCTCTTTTTTCAAAGAGAGTTTACAAAAACTGGAGCATACACAGATAAAAGTAAGCCAAGTATTAATATTTTAAATACGTCAAACATTTGGCAGCCTTTTTATTGGCCATCTATTGATTTTTCCGCTTCTAATCTTCTTAGGCTTGCAGCAGTTATACAGATCGGCCAAGACAATTTAACTTATGTAGTAAATGAATGCATGGATACTGGCAATTTTTTAGCTGGTGTTTACAAGCGAAACATTTACTCAAAAGATGTTAAATTTGTTAAGTCTAAAGCTGAAACATCTGAAGAAGCTATAAGGAGAATTAGAACGTCTTTTGAAAAAACTTTATTAGACGCAGAAAAAAATAATGTTTTCGTTGACCTTAGTTGGATAAAGGACTGGGGCTATGAATACACTCTAGATAAGAGTGTCCACGAAGTGGTTTCAGCCGCTTTCTGGAGGCAGTCATTATCAATAGAAATGCTTAATTTAATTGGATACAGTAAAGATACGTTGCTGGATGAGATGTATCAAGAGATGACACAAAACCATATAAAATAAATTATTGTCCCATAAAACCTAGAAAAGTAGTTTGCTTATAGAAAGTAATTAATGAAACCAAAAATATTAATATATGGAATGGGAGTTTGGTCACACGCCAGAGTTTACTGGGATCTAATAAATAACCTGTCGGATGAGTTTAACTTTAACTTTATTTCATGGACTTTTGATGGCAATTTTGATTTTAATCAATTGTCTAAAAGTTTTGATGCAATATTGATAGACATGAATTCAGCGCAGGAGTGCATTGATGTAGTATTCAATCAAGAAACAATAAATAAGGTGCTGCCTATTTGCCATGGACCACAGCAAGTTGCTGACTACACCTTTAGGTCAAAAAAAAGTAGACTAAATTCATACACAAATAGAGATATTTTATATAAAGATACTGATATATTTAGAAATATTTTATGTGTATCTCCTAACACAATTCACGCAATTAAAAAAGAGATACCAGAAATATCTTCAAAGCTTTTATTGACCCCACTAGGTGTTGATCAAAATAATTTTAAGATATCAAAATACACCAGGGAAGAAGTTAAGACACTAGGATATTTTACTCACTACAATTCATTGCATTGTCAGGGGATGGACACAAAAAGAGGGCATCTCGCAAAGCGTGTTTCTGAATTGACAGGAATACCTTTGTATATGAGGTCAGATTCTCCCTATCAAGTAATGGACCAAATGTATAAAAATATTGACGTATACTTAATGACATCAATCTATGAATCTGGCCCACTTGGATTATTTGAGGCTGGTATATGTGGAATACCAATTATATCATCACCAGCTGGTTACGCTCCACAATTCCTAAGTAATGGAGGGGGAGTAATGACCGAAACATTTGATGAAGAAGAATACATCAAAATGGCTGTAAATGTTTTGAATTACTGGAAGAAAAACCCAAAAGACTTTCAAAGAGAGTCCTTAAAAGTAATGCAAAACACTATTGAAAATCATTCATGGGAAGCAGTAAAAGACAAGTGGGTTAAATCAATAAAAAAATTCATAGATCCTTAAAAACACAAAAACAACAACCAAAACAACATGAACGAATTAGAACAACTCCAAGACGGTATAACTAAAAACAAGAAAGCTATTTTTTCTGCGTTGTCGGTATTAAACGTGGGGGAAGTAAGTGCTTCTTATAGTGGATCCGGAGATAGTGGATCTATCAATGACATAACTTTTTGGATAAAAAATAAAAAAACTAAAAAATTTGAACAAGTATTTGACTGGAAAAAAATATGCGGTAAAACTCCTAAAATCACAATAACTGAAATAAATCATTCTTGGGGGTCGACACAATTCCAGTTAGAGTCAAAAGAAAAAGAACTCGATATATACGAAGCAGTTGAAACTTATTTGTATCAAGTATTAGAGTCACGTCATCCAGGATGGGAAATCAACGCAGGATCTAACGGTGACTTTCAATTTTTTGTTGAAGACAACAAAATAGACTGGAGTCATTGCACAATGATAGAAGACTACGAAACAAGCACGCTTTAATGAGTCACCCATACCATCACAGCATGTCTTCTGTGAAAAAGTGGGGTGGATGCGTAGACGATTATATAGAAATACATAACTGGTTTGACCAAAGCAAAGAAATGTTTGCTGATTTCAGGCACAGAGCTTTAAGGCATCACTCCGAAGGCATATATCAATGTGAAAGACAATTTGGCACAACAATAACACTATCTACCGGAAAGATCATACCGACTAGGTGGGTTGCCGAACAACATGTAGCAGAAGACTTGGGACGTATACCAAGTATTCAGGACTGGTTTGAAAATATACAACCAAAGACCTGGATGAGAAGACCGCAAAAATTAACAGAAGAACTATAAAAATGGAAAATAAACAAACACAAAAAAACAATAAATTCATGTTTAAGTGGAAGAAAAGATTTGGCGATGACAGATCTTTTAGTTGGTTAGAGTGTCACATAAAAGAACTAGGATGGACTTATGGAATAGAAGAAGGGTTTAAAAAAAATGGATATACTGCATGGGTTGAGCTAGTTAGGTTCGCTGAGCCAGTTACTATAATTAAAAAACCAGCAAAAACTATAGAGGAAGCAGAAAAAGAGTGTAAAAAACATTTTGTATCTACTTCCGATAAGATTCAGGAATATATAAAGAAAAACAAAGTAAAATAAAGATGAGTACTCATCCAAGGACAGATAAAGTTTCAGCTCCACATATAGGTTTTTACTCATGCGCCACAGTACCATCTAGTTTTGCCGCTGAGCTGGAAACAGAAAATGAGTCACTAAAAAAAGAAATTGAAACACTTAAAACTAAAATAGTTAATCAATGTGATCGTATACGGTATTTAGAGGGTGCCACAAGTCATGACTGCGGAACACCGCTTTCAATAGCATTACGCGAGCGTGATGATGCCAGAAATGCTTTTACAATCGCAACAGACGAAATGGTTAAGGCACAATCAAAGACGCGAGAAATATCCATGAAACTACAGACAGAATTGTCAGAATTAAAGCTGCATAATAGTAATTTGCAAATGTCCAACATACGATTAAATAATTTATTATGCGAACACGGAATACTTGAATATGGGAACTAAAAAAAGATGTATAGATATGGTGCGGACAACTGACGGAAGGCACCCAGAAGACGCTATATATGAGGTGGTGTCGTTTTTTATAAAATTAAATGAATTAATGAATTTAGAGTTTTCAAGATTATATAAAAGTTTAAATATGAATCACCAAGGAATTAAAATACTTCAAGAATACATAAATTCTTGCCGGAATCATGATTTTGAAGATTTTTCACATTATCTAGAAACAATTAATAAAGATTACAATAAATTAATAAAAAAATAAAATGAGCAATAATGAGTATACCCCCCATAAATGGGTTATAGTTAAAATATATGGAGAAAACATAAAAACCACTTATAAGGTTTTTGGCTGCTGGTACGGGGGGTACACAGGCAGCGATTCTTGGCAAATGAACAGCGGAATACAGAGCGCTGAAAAAGTGGGAGAAAATTGGATATTTAAAGGGTTTTCTGGGTCTGTGTACATATGTAATCCAGGAAATTATGGATTAAGTCTATACTGCAGTGGCGAACTTGAACAAATTATAGAAAGGTCAAAAAAAGAGGGGGTTACTGTTTGGCCTATGCATGGTGGCCTCGACTGGACTAAATTTGATTATGAGTGACGAACATAAAGTCGTAAGATTAATTCAAGACTCCCAAAGAATGGGATTCAAGATAAGAAAATGTAAAAATGGACTACAGTTAATACACAAGAATAAAAATGTCCATATACACACTATTCATAAGGGGAAGAGAGCATTACATCCATTGATCAGATTTCTTGATAAAACATCTGCAATTCTTCAATAAAATGGTGCAACCTCTTCTCCTATGTCTCTGATGTATGGTGCATTGACGGACATATTTGATGGCATACCAGCCATAGCAGGTAAATCAGTTATTCCAAGTGCAGCAGTAAATATTGCATATCCCAGTGCATGTACAAAGTCGTCTGGTCTATCTTTATATCTGCTGTACCTTCTGACAGTTATTCCATGTGTATTAGAGATATCTTCTGTAAAGATAGCTAATAAATCTCTAGTGTATTGCTCAAACCAGCTTCCGCTAGGGAACCTAATTCTCTTAGATTTGATTAAAGAAAATACAATATATATTATTGTTGTCCTATCAACCGTAAAGCAGTTATTTGTTTGCGGTATGAAAAATCTTTTTGTTGTGCCGTAAGCGATGGATGCAACGGGGGTATTCATGTGTTGACTAAGGTTAGGATTTTGCACACTTCCTACAAAGCCTGCATCAGCCCCCACTAAGTCAATCCTGCTTCCAGTTGCTCTAGTCAGGTATTCTCCAACGATATAGTGTCGTTGCTCGTCAGGAATTCCTGTGGGCCTAATAGCAGCAAAACAATCAAAAACCCCGTTTCTGTACCCCACTGCCGTCCCAACAGTAAAACTAACTATTTCTGCACCACCCCAGTCTACACCGCCAGTAACTCTTTGATATTGCTGTGAGTTCCATATAGTGTCTTTCTCAATTGGCAATGTACTTGCCTCAATAATGTCTTGTTGTGTAATTGGTACACCGCCTTGAGAAGTTGGTATCCCCAATATTTCCTGAAGGAATCGTGCCTCTGAATAAGCGGACGATCCATGCAACTTATTGTATACCGTATCTATATATCTAGAGTGTGGAGTTATTCTATCTTTTATTATTATTTGTGGAATATGGTAACCTTCTTTATCTCTTTTAATCGGATCGTATTGAAATAATGGCCTCCATTCCCCCATCTCCACATCCAGTAATTTTTTACATTTAACACAGCTTATGCCATTTATTTGTATCATGTCTAATACATTACCAGCTAGTGTTGGTGTATTTTCATGCTTACAGTACTGACACTTCATAAACCATGTATTCTGTGTAGATGAATCGAACAAAGTTGTAAGCGTATTATCTACTCCTCGTGCTGTTCCAAAATAACTTTCATATCTATATTCAGATGTACCAACTACTTCTCGAATTTGAGGTATAAAATCCGAGTTTAAATCTTGGGTTTCATCAAACATTACCCAATCCACACTTAAGCCAAGTGCGTTTTGGGCATTGTTAAAGCAGGAGATTCCAACATATCTACTGCCAGTCATAAAACTTTTTTCGTGCACATTGTTCATGCAGCTGCTGTCTGAAACAGCCCATGGTAATAATTTTCCATGTATCATTGGTTGCATAAACATACTATGCAATCTCTGTGTATAAATAGACATAGGAGCAACATAGAGAAGTCTAAAAAACTCTCTCCACCAACAGTGCATTAAAATAGAGCTGCTTATAGATACGGTTTTGCCGATCTGTCTGCCGCACATGTAAACATCCTTCAAAGCCTTTCGTGTTTTTCTAAACATTGGAGAAAACATCGGTCTTCTGTGAAGGATGTCTAGAGGCTTTCCTTGAAAGCTTATAGAAGACGGCACCATGTTTACTAGATCTAGTCTTGGTGCCAATTTAGCGTACAATTGCTGAAGCTCCTCTTTGGAGATGGAAGTTGTTGTATTGCTCATTAATGATAATAAATATTGAAATGGATACTAATATATATGTACAATCTAGCAATTAAAATGTTCTACAAACAAATCGAGAGCATTGGAGAAAAAATAATACTTGCAATAAATCGCGAAAGGGTTAAACAAGAATTAAGAGCTCCAACGTATTACGATTTATATAGTAGACCTGATAAGTATAAAGGAAAGATATTTTTCTAGGGTCTCTAATAAATATGATTTAAGTCAGGGCAATAAAGAAAGAAATGTTAAATAAAAAAGAACTTAAAAAATACTCAAAAAGCAAAAAATTTTATTGTTGTATAACGAATGAGATTATTGCTCCTGACCGAGTAGAATATTTATTGAGCGAAGGGGTTTCAGAGGATATGCTAACTAGTCTTCGAGGGGCAGAGCTGACCTACAAACCAAGAAAAATTATTGTAGTGGATGATGAGGGTACTCATTTTTTCTGCGACAAGATAGATAATACTAGGGCATGGGCCCACGAAAGATTTGGCGATGCTCCCCCTGAGGACACAAATTATCTAGACGATATCGAAGAAAAGAAAAATAAAAAGATTGAGGAAACTTCTGTGTCCTCGGTAGAAGGGGTAACCATAGTAAAAGAAGAAGACGAAGAAGGAGAAGACGAGACATAATGAAATCTAGAAATCCTAAAAAATACATGGAAAAAGATTTACAAGACTCTAGTCTTTCCAAGTTTCAACCATCTAGATCTTTAATATTTGCTAAACTACCAACCATAGAAGAAAAGACAAAACAACAACGCAAAACAAAAAATGACGACGACAACTAATCTTGTTCTCTCAATAACTTGCTTAATTCTTAGCAGTATATTGTTGAGTAAATTAAAAATAACCATAAGCGGTAAAAATGTTGAGATTGATTTAATGCCACATCTTCATAAAAGCTCTTCAATATGACAGAGCCTATATTTTTGATTGGAGCCTCTATTTTATCTTTATGTATTTGCTTGGTGACCAAAAAAATAGAAAAAACTAAAGCCATACAAAAGATAAAAGAAGAAAACGAATTAATTCTACTCAACTACTGAAGATGAAAAAAGTACAGGTATCAAAAAATAATTCACAATTTATTGGAGTTTATTTTGTATCATATGTTGTCCTATGTGGGCTTATTATGGGCAAAATACTTACACCAATCGCCTTCTTTTTATGGCTTTTTATTGGATGGGGTATATCTAGGTTTCTTTCAGATATGTTCGTAGTGGGAAGTGATGTAGCTAAAACATCAGCATGTGCTGCTATATATCTTTCTGGACTATCTGCAATTTCGTTTTTGAGATTCATATAAGTTATTATGAAAATTAATTTTATCGAAACTTTATTTTTGTTTTTAATTTTTGCATACTTTGCTAAATATTTTATTTTGGCTATAGTCTATTTAATACAGGAGTCAGATATATTTAGCTACGTAAGAGGTTATATTGAAGTAAAATATAGCGGATCGAAATTAGAGTATCTAATTAACTGTCCATATTGTCTGTCTTATTGGGCAGGGTTACTTCTTGCCTGCTTGTTTCTATTTACGTGCTTTACATACGATAACATTATATCATATATATCTTTATGTTTTTTACTGTGGATAACCGCAAGTGGTGTCTCAGTTAAAGGATTAAAAGATAGAGATAATAAATAGTAATGGATATAAAATCATTAATGGAGTGTAGTTACGTTACCGACGTAATTGAAAAGGGAGCAAACGTAGAGTTTGATACCTATATTTACTCTAGTGATGACATGTCTATTAAAAAAGTTACAATACGCTGCCCAGTCTCTGGAGACTTTATACTTACCGAATGCGCGCAAATCATTGGGCATGAGTCTAATGACGAAACAAAAAATATTTTAAAAGATCTATTTACAGCTCTCGATGAATCCTCAAGAGTAGAAAAAAGTATAGTCAATAAAGATGTAGTTTATACTCCATTTGATACTTCTATAAAAGAGGGCGTAGGGCATTTCTTGAAAGAATTAAATTTAGATATAGAAGATGACATAGAGGATATAAAATTTAATTTTCTATCTAAATGTTCTAAAATCTTCACCAAAGTATATGAGCACAACAAAAACAAAAAATACGACACAGGAAGACAATAACGTGGATCAATCCACTGAAAGCAAGCCAACGACGTCAGCAGAGGTAGACCAACAAATTGGTGATCAAGCAAAGATAGCCGCAAGGCTTGCGGCGTCCATTTCTCCAGTTATAGCGAGAGAAATACTTAGCGGTAAAATATCTTTTGCTGCTCTTACGGTAATTGTAGATAATAAATATAGCGGCACCTTTCCATTTCAGCACGTCATATCAGACGAAGCTACGGAACAGGAAAAACAAGATCATCGACTCAATACCGCAAAAAATAATATGCTTGCAGCAATAGAATTTTCTAGAACTGCTGGTGTATTTAAAAATAAATCACTTAGATCTTTTGAAGAAGGTTTTTTTGATTCAGGTGTATAAAAAAATAAACAACTTTAAAGCAAGGGGCACACAATGTGTGCCCCTTTTTTATTTAACAAACTAAAAAATGAGTTCAATTATCAAAGACTTTGTATCCTCTAATATTCCATTGATATGGGTATACACACAGGAAGAAGACAGGTTCTTAAGCGACGAATCTAGCGCGTTACTAGGAAAGAAAACAATTAATAGATTATATATATATGATGCTTCCGACACTATTAGGGATATAGAGAGAAGCCAAATTCAACCAAATCCTCAAATAATAGATACATCTGATAATGGAGGAGCAGCTCATGCAATTGAGATATTCAGTTCGGTTGCAGATGTTCCATACGAAGCGTGTGAGATTGACGGGACAAATGTTTGGGATATTACCCAGAAAAAACTTTTTCCTGAAAAATCATTAATGATAATGTTTGACGTAGCTTTTTACATGACTGACGCAAACAAGACTAAACACACTAATGCATACCTAACTAGAAAAATAAAAAATGCATTACCAAATTTGTTGATGCAAAATAAAGGTATTGTAATAGTAAATCACCACAAAGACATACCAATTGAGCTTGAAAATATCGTAACATACGTTGAGCATAAATTGCCAGACGTTGGTAGGATGAAGTCCTTGGTCAGGAGTAGTCAGAACTCTATGTCTATTGCCGGTATACCGTCTATTAGCCTGAGTGAAGATGAAACAATTAATATTGCTCAATCTTTGACTGGTTTAACTCAGTGGCAAGCTGAAAATGTTTTGTCTCTTGCAAATAGAGCTAACTCTATTGAGTATAGACAAAATAAGACTCAGCATCGCAACTTTAAAACGGATGTAATAAAGAAGGAGAAATCTAGATTGTTCTCTAAATCTGGGGTGCTAAAAATCATTGAAAGTGATTGGGGCATGGATCAGGTTGGAGGAATGGAAAACCTAAAGCAATGGGCAAAAGACAGGACATTGATTTTCAACCATGAGGCCAGAGAAGATGGAATAGATCTGCCCAAGGGTTTATGTGTCGTAGGCCCTGGTGGTACTGGCAAGAGCTGGGTCGCTCAAGCGTTAGGAGTTGAGTGGGACAGATCTGTACTTAGGCTCGATATTGGAGCCTGTATGGGTAGTCTTTTGGGCGAGTCTGAGAGTAGATTAATCAAAGCTTTAACAGACGCTGAGGCGCAAGCTCCCTGCATTCTTTTTGTGGACGAGTTTGAGAAATTGTTCGCCGGAGCAGGGGGTGGAGGAAATTTAGACGGAGGTACTTTTCAGCGCATGTATGGTACATGGTTGACTTGGACTCAATCAAGAAAAAGTGATGTATTTGTTGTTGCCACTACAAATAGTATTACAAATATCCCAGCTCCAGCTTTACGAAAGGGCAGATTTGATGAAGTTATGTATGTTGGACTGCCAGGGTTAAAACAAAGAAAAGAAATATTTTCAATTCATCTAAGAAAAAGAGGATGGGAACCATCTCAATACAATATAGATATAGATAAATTAGCTATAAATACTCCAAATAGAACTGGATCTGAAATCGAGCAAATTGTGATAGAGGGATTAATTAAAAAAGTGAAGAGAGTTGGATTTGGTAAAGAAAACCCAATTACAACAGACCTTCTTATGGAGTCCATAAATGATGTAAAGATTATGGCAGAGCTAAATCCAGAAGAATCCAAAAACCTTTTAGATTGGGCAAAAAGCCATAAAGTTTTAATGGCTAATAAAGAAGATGATGAGCCTGTTTCTAATAAGATAATAGGAGTTGGTCAAAACACATTCAATAGAATGTCTGGAGTTGGAGCAAGCACCGAACAAAGAAAGATTGAATTAAATGAAGATGACATCTGAGCAGAAGCAATTAATGGAAGAACTTGAACATTATAAAATAACAAGCCAAGAAGACCTTGAAAACTGGATACAAAATTATTGTGAGTATCTAGTCGCAGAAGGTATAGCTGGCGAAAAATCAAACGGTAAATACTATATCAAAACAGAAGAACAAATAAAAAAAGAACTAGAGGAGATAATATAATATGTCACACATGGTCGTTATGTCGATGCCCGAAATCAAAGACTTGGAGGTACTTAAAAAAGCCTGCAACAGACTCGGGCTTAAATTAGATCTAAACAAAAAGAGCGCTAAATATTACGCAGGACAAAACATGAAATGTGATGCCGTAATTTCTAGCGATAAAAGCACATATGAAATAGCTGTTATCAAAAAGGGGAATGGGTATGAGATTCAGGCTGATTTATTTGACGCTAGACTCAAAGAAATAGTTGGGCCAAAAGCTGGAAAGCTTAGTCAAGCTTATCAAATTGAGCAGCATAAAAAGACTGCCAAGCTGAAAGGTTATCAAGTGCTTGGTGAAAAAATAAACCCAACTAACGGAAATATTGAACTGAGGGTCAGAATGTAATGAGCGATAAAATAGTTAAAATTACGATAACTCCAGAGGGAGAAGCTAAAATAGACGCACAAGGATTCACTGGTGGATCATGCAAAGACGCAACAAAGATATTTGAAAATTTGTATTCAAATAAACTTGATTATGCAGATAAGCCAGAGCTGTATCAAGGAGCTAGTTGCGCGTCTCAATCTGTGAATGTAAATCAATAATATGCCATCTAAGGAAAAGAAAGTTAATGATATTTCTATAAACTTCTTGGATGACGGATCTGTAAAAAGTATATATTACGATGAATTTTTTGGCATTAATGATTCAAACAATCTTAAAGTCGAAAGAATAACTGATGTAGAGTTCGATAATGCTACCCAGAAATGGGTAGCAAGATTGATTTCTACAGGGGAAATAATATCAACGCATAAATTAAGAAATAAAGTTTTGGCTGATGAGGTAAAGGCAGCAAGTAAAATGTTGTTCAACGGTATAGAAATACAGCCAAGCAAAATCAAAAGAAATGAAAGCAAAAAAACAAAAAAAAGCAAAGTTAGCTCAAAGATCAAACTCTACAATTGTAAAACCACAAAAAGTAAATCTAAATGAAGATCAAAGATATATATTACTATGTAATATAGTTGATTATTTGGGTTCATACGGAATTACAAAAAACAAAGAAATATCTGAACTTGCTAATGTTCTTCTAAGTCATGATAAACTTAGAGGAATAAAAAGATCTAACACTTGCTATAGAAAAAAAGTGATAGGAGAAAAATCAAAGTTTAATGAAGCACTGAGTTCTGTTGACAATAATATTGAGAACAATGCTCCAGTATATACTGAGTATTATTCTTCTAATAAATCTTGCAAAAACAATGAGTGCAAAATTAATCCCGAAAATAATAATCAAACCAAAACTAGGTTAATTAACCAGGATGAAATCAATGTAATAATCGGGGAAATAATGTCTTTCATGAAAAACATTAAACTTCCTTCGATGGCTGGCTAACACAACAAAAACAACTTAATTGCGGGATAGTATTTAAATATACTATCCCGCTTTTTTATTATGAGCGTAATAACAGCAGAACAAATAAAGGAATCTAACAACGAAATATCTTGGGCCCAAAAACTGTCTTCTGACATCTTTAAACATGGTGTCTTGATAAACGTTACAATTAGCAGATGGGAGGCTAAATTAACTCAAACAGAAGACGATCAACAGGTTCTTGGAATAGATACAGATAATACAATTTATACTCCTGGTTTCAAGTATTTGATCCCAGTAAAAAAAATGTCTAAGTTTTCTGTATATAGAACAAAATTAAATAATTTACTTGATAGGTCTTGCTATAGGGTACCAGGACTAAAGGGGTCTAGGTTTGTACCAAAAGATTATTACCCTACTTTAAAGAACTTTTTAAACTCCGAGAAACAGAGATTCAATAAGGATGTAGAAATCTTTAGAGAAGAGTATCCAGGACTCAAGGAAAAACAAATAAATAAATTCAATGAAAAATATCCAGAATACTCTGGATATATGGATCAGTTTTACCCATCAGAAAACGAAATAGCTAGAAAATTTAATTATTCTTGGACTATTTATTCATGGGCACAAACAGAAATAACTGAAATAGCTATAGATGCTAAAAATGACTTATCAGAGAAAGCTGCGCAACTTGTATATCAGGCTGGTATGCAAATAAGAGAGCATATTGTAAAGGCAACTGAAGATGTTGTAGCTGTTATACAAAGCGGTAGAAAACATACTCGCGGTCAAAACGTAAGGATGCACTCTATAACGAATTTTACAAAAAGGCTTAACGAGCTTAAACAGATAAATTTGTTTAACGATCCAGACGTAGAGAAAACCATCAATAATGCATGTGAAGCTGTTTCTCGTGTATCTAATTGGAATAAAAATGATTCGGATGCACTGGACCTTGAAGCAAGTCTAACTAGGATAGTTGGTACACTTAAAAAAGAGGTCGAAGAAATTCAAGAAAATCCAGAACGCATGACAGTAATAAGAAAAGCGATTGAGGAGTCAGAAACTGATGAAAACGAGCAAGAGGTTAATGTATCCTCAGTGAGAAGAAATATTTACATTTCTAATGAAGACACAGAATAAAGCAATACAATACAAAGTATTTTTGATTCCTAAAAAAACAAAAAAATTTAATAAAAAAAATAATATATGTATTGAAAAGAAATTTGCGGCAAACTTTTTAGATGTTAATTCAAATAACTCTAACAAGTTTATACACAAATTAGCAAAATTCACTAATTGCTTGTCACAAGATACTAGACGAGAAATATTAAGTGAGTTTAATATTTCTAATTATTCTAAGAAATTCTGTAAAACGCTAAAGGATGTTTTCTATGGATATGATAGTAACTCTGCTGAACATATGAGATATTTTTCAGAGTTAATCACATTTCTAGAGGAGTGCATTATACCCAGAAAAGAAGACCACCGGGTAATTTTAGCTCCACAAGACGAACTAAAGCAGGTTCAATCAGGAATTGCGGAACAATTAAATAGGTTTAAGCCACATATAAATGCATTTGGATTCGCAAAAAACAAGTCTGCTTTGGATTCAGTGAATCTTCATTTATTCAAGAATGAAAAACCTGAATTATTAATCAATGTTGATGTGAAAAACTTTTTCGGAAGTTTTACGGAAAAACAAATAAAGAGTTCATTGCTTGCACATCAAATAATAGAAGAAGATGTATCTAATATAATAGATGTTTGCAGCATAAAATTAAATAAACGAAATATATCGAAGTTAATAAGCTTGATTTGCTGCTCTGTTGTTGACTTTAATCATTTAAGAGTATCTTTGATTGAAAAGTCAATTGGATCAAAAGAAATAAATTCATATTTGTATCCCAGAAGTTCTTATGTATGCATAGAAAGACAACACCAAGTGTTTGGAGCTGAAAGGCCAAGACTTGGCCTTTCAGCAGCTGAAAGGCCAAGTACGTTTCAGGACTTTTGCGTTTTATTTCCGATTCATGGGCAATTAAATCAATATAATATAACAGAAGCCATAAAAAAGGACCGCGAGATATTCAAACTGTTTATGTCGGAGTTCATTGAAAAATGCGTATACAATGCATTTGAAATGAAATGGGTAAACAAAGATACAATACTTAAAATAATAAAGGATCTATTTAACATAGGACCATCAATAAAATTTGATGATTATTTTTTGCCTCAAGGATCTCCAGCTAGTCCAGTTATAACAAATATAGCTTTTAAGTTATTAGACTATCGCTTAACTAGATTATCCGAAGAAAAGGGAGCTGTTTATTCTAGATATGCTGATGATCTTTCTTTTACTTGGCCAACCAGGCACGGTAAAAAATTCATAAATATTTTTATGTATAAAGTTGGAAAAATTTTATCCATGAATGGTTTTGAACTAAATAAAAAGAAAAGCAAAGTAATTGGTACTGGCGGTAGAATGGAGATACTTGGGTACGTAATGAACAGCGGTAAGCCAACCATTGCCCCTGCGTATGTAGAGGCAGTAAGGACAGAAATATTAAAACTAAAGGACAAAATAAAAGATGGATTAATTCAAAACGAACTAAGGTTTTTGTCAGAATGTTCAAAGATAAAAGGTAAAATAAATTTTATCGCATCTGCAAATCCTCACAAGGCAGACAAATTGTCTAGCTTGCTGTCAACAATTAATCCTCCAATCTCCAATAGAAGGAAGATATTGGCGGATTAGAAATAAGAAATATTAATGTCTAAGAAAAGTAAGAAAAATGAAATACAAATAAATCCTGGCGACAATGTGTTGCTGCAATTACCCAAAAACCAACCAGGAAGAAATGTTTGCTGCTCTGTTCGTGTGCTAAACAGAAAATGTGAATCACCCGACAAATTCATTGGACAAGTAATTGAGATAGTTTCAATGGATTACTCAAACAAAGATTTTGTTCCTGGAAAAATATTAGAATTGCCTAAATCCAAAATAGTATCGGCACATTCATCTATGTTAAACGGAGAAAAAACCTTTTTGACAATTGACGTCTCAAATGGTTGTATTTCCGCAATATACAGGACGGATGGCGAGATAGAACCAATAAATGTTAGAGTGATTGACACCGACTATGAGTCTGATCAAGTATTCAGGGTTGATGCCGTGTCTGCACCATTAATAACTAAGGTAATAAATGAACAAAATGATCTTCCCAATATTTTTTCATCAGAAGAATTAAATAATGAAGGCTACATAGGAGTAACTGGGGATCCTGGTCCGATAGGGCCACCTGGAATACCATAATTATAAGTCATAAATAAAATACAATAACCTAAAATATAGTGAAAATTAAAATCGCACACTTAGCGGATCTACACATAGGAAGTTACCAATACGGAATAACAAAAAGAAAATTAAATACTTACAAAAATAATTTAAAAATAGCAAAAGAAATTTCATTAAAACATAATCTTGTTATTGTCGCTGGAGACGTGTTCGACTCTGTCGAACCCTCTCCAGATGACGTAAAATGCTGGATAGATATGTGTAAAATCTGGTGGGACAGTAATTGCAAGGTTATTGCTTGCTCGGGAAATCATGACAAGGTGGTAGGTCAACATCAGTGGGTTGATCTAGGAAATGAAGAGGGTTTTAGCTCTGAATCAGAACTAGACGAGTCCGGCTCCAAATACATTATAAACGAAAAACTGTCTCCACTTAAAATTGTATGGATTAGCCATACAAAAAAGTCTGAGCTAAAAACAAAGATAGACAAGATTCCAGATGGACTGGATATAATAATGATGCATCAATCAGCTGGTCATTTTTTGGCATCTATCATGAGGCCAGAACTAGATGAGGATGATATGTCATTATTGTCTAAAAAATGTAAATATTTAGCTCTTGGTGATTTACATATTCATAAAAAAATGCAGATTGGTGAATGTACGGTATGCTATCCAGGAAATGTGGATTTCTTGAGGTTATGTGATATGTATAATAATTTTAGATACATATCACTTATATATGACTCCGAAAAATCATCAATTGAGTCTATTACATCTGTTCCTTATACACCGCATCAGAGTACAAACATTTTTAACTTTGAGTCGAGTACAGATTGTATAGAAAAAATAATGGGTTCAAGTGATTTTAACATATTTAGATATGACCCAGATAAGTCGTCAGACGTAATGACGGTTATAGATAAAATAAAATCAAATGAATTGCTCGCTGACAGCGTTTACTACTTCCATAAAAACGTATTCAAGAAAGAAAAGGTAGAGTCAGGTGAGACGGACATTAACGAAACAAGTTGTTTCAATAATGACGCACAGTTTCTAAATCTTGCGAAAAAAGAAAAAACACTAGATTTGAGGGACTTCAAAATAGTTGAAGATATATGGACAAATTCTACACCAGAATTTGTAAAACAAATATTAATGAGTGATTTAAAAAAGGAACTAGATGAAAGTATCAAAAGTGATTCTGAATAACTTTGCTCAACACAAGAGAGTGGAGCATTCATTTGAAGAAAATATAATAGGAATAGTTGGCAAAAATGGTTCAGGCAAAAGTAATTTTGCAAACGCCATTTCAATCGCTATGACTGGCGAGTTCGGCAAAAAGAAGAAGAAGGATCTTATAACGTTTGGAGAAAAGACTGGCGATATATTCGTTGAGGGAGATATAAATGGAAACAATTTTTCCATAAGTAGATCTCTTCACGGTAACCAGTGCACATTAAAATATAATAATGAAGAAATTGAGGGAGCTGATTCAGTAAATGAAAGGGTTCTAGAATTACTTGGATGCGAAAAATCTTTTTTATCAAATATGGTTTTTGTTAGCCAGACAGATATTCTAGGGGTTTTGTTTGGAAGTGTTGCAGAGAGAAATAAAACACTTAGGAAGTTTTTTGGTCTACAAAGGTTAGAGGGTTTGGACGATGCATTGACGTCATGGCACAGAAATATATCGTACCCAGCCCTTATAGATGAAGACCAAGCAAAAAACGCTATATCAAGCATAAGGTCAATGATTGATGAGAATAATAATTCTGTACAATCAAAGATGTCCGAGATAATAGAACTAAAGGAATCTATAGATGGAATAGATTTCAATAAAATAACTAAGAATTACTCTGATTCACTGAAGAAAGACAGATTATCTGAAGAAATATCCAGAATAATAAATCAATTGGCAGATTCAGAGAAAGAACTCAGCTTGCTAGTTAAACCTACAATTGATATAGATAAAATTCAAAGAATAAAAGAGTCTTCAGAAGGCATAGATCTACTGATTGGCGCTCAAAAAAACGAACTAGAAATATTACAAGTATTCTTAAAGCACGATGGTGGGTCAATTACAGAATGCCCTTTGTGCAACTCTACCGTAGGATCAGAGAACCTAGATGATTTTAGGGAGAGAGAGAGAAAGCTCAGACAAGACATAGACAAAAATATTTTTAAATCAAATGAATACAAAAAAGAATTAAGGCAACTTGATCGTATTGTATCTACTTATGAAGTAGAAAAAAAGCAACTACTTAAAACTATTTCTAATAGTAATGAGCTACTTGATAGCAAAAAAAAAGAATTTGATAGCAAATCGTTTCCATCTCATTCTCCAGATAAATATCAAGACGGTATAAACTTTTATAATAATGTTACCTCAAGTATCCAAAAACTTGAGTCTGAAATATATTTAATTCAATCTACAAATAAAAAATTAGAGACACAGCTACATGCACACGTATTAGACCTTAAAAAAGCCAATAATAGTAAGCTTTTATACTCTGGTACAAAGACGCATCACTCAAGAATCTCCAGAATAAGAGATATATTCAGGCATGACGGCTTGAGTGGAGTTTATATAAATCATCAAATGAATAAGATGTCTCAATCAATTAATGAATACCTTAATAGATTTGGTGCTGCTTATAATGTAAAGCTTGGTCAAGACAATGAATTTATATGCGATTTTGGAAACAAAGTTAGACCATCAAGTGATTTGTCTTGCGGTCAAAAAGTCGTACTATCTCTAGCATTTAGGTTTGCTGCAAGAGAGATATTCACAACTGGAGTAAATTTAATAGTTCTTGATGAACCGACTACATGGTTAGACAGAGAAACTATATTGAACTTCAAAAATATAATAGAAAGTATTTCTGAGCTTTCTGACACTAACAATTTACAAACATTGATTGTTACTCACGAGAGATCATTAATGCCTTATTTTAAACAAACCATTGAATTTTAATTATATGGTAAACAAAAAAAAAGATCTTGGTATATCAATATCAAAAACTAAGAAGGCATACAAATTGCTGTCGATAAAAAAAGTTGACGATAAGGTTTACCCACTTTTTATTGACAAAAAGAACAGCATACCAATTGGTGAATGGATAAAAGCAAAAAGCTTGCCAACCGATGGTTTTAGGCTTAGGAGTGGTTGGCATTCGTGCATGACGCCGAATGCTCCACACCTGACAGAGAAAAATAGAAAATGGTTTCATGTAGAAATATGTAACTACAAGGAATTTGAAAGACCAGATGCACAGGGAAAAAAATGGTATGTATCTGAGTGGATCAAAATCCTGAAACCCGCTTAACTGAAACTTTAAATGAAATTTAATATAATTAGATCTAATGGACTTATAAAAATACAGCCATTCAACACCGAAATACTCGAAGAGCTTAGTTTTTTCTATAAATATAGAGCAAAGATAAAAAAAAGTTTTTTTGACAAAAGAATAGGAAAAATAAGAGAAATATTAGTTGATGGTCCATTGAAGGTGATAAAGAAGAATCTGTATTCCTTCACAAAGGATCAAACAGGTATCATTACACACGATGGGCTTTTACCTAGAGTTAAGAACTACCTAGATCTTAATTCACATGAATACGAGGTGGAGAACATTGGAGACGGCTTTGCAAAACCCGTAATTACCGATAGAGTGTATGAAGGGTTGTATCCAGATCAAAAATGTGCAGTTGAGCTTATGCTGTCGCAGGACGGTGGATGTATGATCGAAGCGGCTACAAATACTGGTAAAACTAGAATTATTGCCTCTATCTGTAGAGCATATAAAGGCAAAAAAGGAATAGTTGTTACTAATAGACAGTCAGTTGCAATAAAACTTTACAAAGATTTAATAGAATTGTCGCCAGAGTCTAATCCTGGAGTTTATTTATCTACGGCTAAAAAGAGTGGAGACACAATGGTAATCACATCTTCTTCTTTAGATAAATTTAATCCAGAGTCAATAGATTATATAATTTATGACGAAGCGCATGGAGCGGGTAGTGAAGTTCGTTCACAGAATTTATTAAACTTCAAGGGTGCAGTTAGGTATGGTTTGTCTGCGACTCTTGGAGGCGGGTTCAAAGGAATAGATAAATATCTGGAGTCAATATTTGGTCCAATAGTATTTAGTCTTACAGACCAACAACTTGAAGCAATGAATAGAGCTACACCGCTCCATGTACATGTCATGGATATAACCACAGGGCCAGCATTCTCTAGTGGAACACAATCATTGACGATGGAGAGAAACGGAGTATGGTTCAATCGACAGAGAAATAAGCTGATAAAAGAATGCGTGGATATATGCCCACCAGACCAACAATTAGTTATATATGTAAGAACTTATACTCATTTAGAGGAATTGATGTATAGGTACCTGGACGATTCATTTAAGGTTTTTCACGGAAAACTTCCAGCCAAGGAAAAGAAAAAGTTATTAGACGGATTCAATAGTGGAGAAATAAAAAGAATGGTTTCCACTGATTGTTTGGCTGAGGGTGTGGACCCCAAAAATCTTTATGTGATCATAAACGCAAATTGGATGCAATCGGATATATCTGTTCTACAAAAAGCTGGGAGAAATAGAAGATTAACCGATGGTAAGGAGTTTGGGGTTGTGATAGACTTTAATGATTGTTGGGATGAACGCATGACCAGGAAATCAAAAAATAGATTAAAACATTATTCAACAAAAGGTTATAAAATATTTGAATCGTCATCTCCCTCTAAAATAGAGTTTGTAAAATGAGTAATACAAAAATTCAAAACACTATTGATTCCTGCCTGTGCGAGGATCAAGAAATTCAATTAGCCGATGGGTATGAAGATGCCTTTGTGGGTATTGCTACTCAATTTGATAGGACATTTGCTGTTTATGATCGTGCCAAGTGCGTAGAGACCCTTATGAAAGACATGTCTCACGACGAAGCCGAGGAATACTTTCAGTTTAATGTCGAAGGAGCTTATGTAGGAAAAAACACCCCAGCCTTCATTTGCTTTGAAAGGAGCTAAAATGGCAACAAACGAAAGCCAGCAAGAAAACATAACACCATGGAACATAAAAAAAATATACGAAATTTTTAGAAGAAGATCGACACCAGGATATAAATCTGGAACAAAATTTGATGATTGCTGGATAAAACTAGCAAACACACTTAAACAAAAAAACATATGCCCCGTTCTCTATTTGGAGAGTTTGTTCGAGAAATGGGGAGGTATTCCATTTCCATCTCAGCTATGTGGCGAGCGCTCTATGACAATCTTCAGTCAATACCTAGAAAAAGGTGAAACAGTTGGTCAAATGGAGTTCGAGAATGAAATAAGAATACTAAATAATTATTTAAATAACCCAAATAATAAGGAAAAAGAATTGGACGATGTTTTATTGTTAGATTTTTTACCAATAAAATCATACACAAGAGTATTGCTTTGTTCTGATAACATCTTCGATAAACTAAAAAAATATACAGGCACTGCAATTGCAGAATTAAAGTCAAACCCCTCAACAAATAAATACATAAAAGAAAACTATGTCTCAAGATATATCAGATTATTTCCACAAAGAATTTCAAAGAGCATTAATAGCGAATATAATGAGATCCCCGAGCCTTCTTCAGGTTCTCAGAGACGGGAGGATGTCCCAATTAGACGTAGACCTTCCAATACATAGAGCTGTAATACAAGCATGTATTGAAATACTAAAACATCAGAACCAAGAAGTTGTTAACTGCATACACATGGAGCTTTTAGCTTTGCAGCTTAATTCCATGATAAAAATTGGTGTAATAATGGAAGAGGAAAAGCCTGGCTTAATAAGCGAGGTAGATAGAATGTACTCCATGAGCATTCATCCAGAGTATTTTCTTTCTATACTTCCAAGTTATTTGTCTGAAGTAAGAATAAAACGATTAATAAAAGGATATAAGCCAGGAGAAGCTGTAGACCTTGCAAGAAGGCTTGAACTTACAATCGATGATACAATGTCGATAGGTAAGGAAGAAGAAGATGTTGAGGTGTCCCCATTAATAACACCCTTGCTGTCTCACACTCCAGTAATAACTGTGCCAAGTGGAATAAGCTCCATAGACTCCAGAATGACTGGTGGACTTGGTAAGGGGGAGCTTGGTATAATTTGCGGTATGACAGGTTTAGGAAAGACAACCCTAGCCGTTAATTTTTGTTGGGGGGCTGCATCTGCCACATACAAAGCTCTATTGATTACACTGGAGATTCCAGCCAAAAAAATATCAGAACGTTTGTATTCAAGAATAACTCAAATAGATTATTCTAGGATTCGTTCTGGTGACAATGGCGACATGGAAAATGTAAATAGAGAGGTATGGGGTATAGTCAGCCAGGTCCCAGATCGTATAAGACAAAACTTCAGGATACTGGATTTTTCTAAGGATTCTTGCTCTATCAAAGAAATCGGAAAAAGGCTCTCTAAGATGAGAGCACAAAACGATTTGCCAGATGTTGTATTTTTAGATTGGCTAGACGCCTTAGAAACAGACCCAGAGGATAGAATAAAGGGAACAGTAAAAAGAGAATTACGACATGAATTGAGAGAGTATTCAAATAAATGCTCTGAATTGGCCAAGGAATATAATGTAGCTTTTTGGGCTACGACACAATCTAATGCCAGTGGAGACAACAACAGAAACATTAGAATGACTAACGCCTCCGAGGGATTTGGCAAATCTCACAGGTGTTCAGTGTTCTTAGGTATAGGAGCTACTGACGCTGACCGAGAAACTGGAAGGCTTACAGTTAAAGCCGGAAAGATGAGGGATGGTCGAATATTTGAGACACAAATACAGGCCAGGCTCGATAAACAAACCTTTGAGGATGTACCACCAGACTTAGATTTTGCACCACCAGAAGCTGCCAATTTTACTCCAATAAATGAAAGAGGCGCAAATGCTAATAGATAAAGAACAGGTCATTAAGCAGTTTCCAGAAGCTAAAATCTCAAATGCTAGTGGACACATAGAATATGTTGTACACTGCAGAAAGTTCCACAAAAAGGGTGGAAAATATAAACTATCTATAAACTCAGAAACAGGCGCATTCATGTGTAATGACTGCGGCTGGAAGGGAAATGCTCTTCAAGAGTTCTTTGACGAAGGTTCTCAATTTTTTGCGAGTATGAAAATACATCGCAGATATGATGTACCTGAATCGACCAGCTCTTTTAGGTCGTATAACCACGTGGAATGGAGAGATGGTATACCTTCTCCAGGAAAACTAAAATCAATATCTTGCCTGGACCCCAAACATCCAGCTGTAAATTACCTAAGAGAAAGAGGTGTCACAGATAGTGATTGCCATGCATATGATATACAATATTGTACTCATGGTTACTATTACTTTTGCTCAAGATTAGGTACTACTTCTGGAAGGATTATTTTTCCAATATATATGTCAAACAAGCTTGTTGGGTGGCAGGCAAGACAAGTAGACAGAAACAACCCAGAGAGAGAAGTTTGGCATGGAGAGGAAGTTGGATGGTGGAAACCCAAGAAGGTTAAACTATCTGACGGTAAAATAACGTATAGTGATTACGAAGTCCCTAAGTATTACACATGCCCTGGAATGCATAGATCAAGGTCTTTATTAAACTTTGATTATGCTATAAAAGACAGTGACATGGTTGTTGTAGTTGAGGGACCGATAGACTGTATAAAGGTTGGGGAAAGGTCTGTTGCAACGTTCGGCAAAAAGATAACAAAAGATCAAATACGTATATTAAAATCTAATTGGTCTAAAGTATTGATGATATTAGATGAAGAGGTAGATACTAATGAGCCATGGTTTAAGGAGCTTGAAAACTCATTCGAAGGGGTATATTTTTTATGGATGAAGTTGTCCGATTTTGAAGACCCTGGTTCTGCTCCAAGAGAAGAAATATGGAAACAAATTAAACAAAAGACAAAAAATGACTACAGTGCAAAAATATCCTGATGACATAGAAAATATTATTTATGAAATACTTGCAAGTGTCCCGGAGGACTCAAATGGCATAAGTATTTCAGATATTTTTCAAGTCATTATACAGACAAGAAAAATAGATATTAAACCTGAAGCAGTTTATCAATTTATACAGAGAATGTGTAAAGAAGGTATGGCAGAGAAGATAAATGAAAACTTATATAAAGGTATTAAGTTTGATCCTGAGTTCCCCATTTAAAGAATAAATAAATTTTTGGCTTTTGATGGCAGATTGCCATCTTTTTAAAATGCTTATAGCAACTCGACGCTCGCAGATAGCAGGCGTCATGTAATTCTTCAGTAAACGCTTGCAGACCTGCAAATTACCGGGTACCGGCTGCACAAGTGCAGCCTTAACCCGGAATTTGCAGGCAGCGGCGCATTACTGAAGAATTGTACTCCGCCGCGAGGGGAGGAAACCGTCCTGAACCACCCGGTGGGCAGCCTGGTTGCACCAGGCAGCCCAACCGGGCCAGTTCAGGACTCATTCGCAAAAATTTATTACTATAAAAAGTTCTGGCTATTAGACAGAAGGTTTCTGTCATTTTATTATGTCACGTACATATAAGTGGTGTCCTGAGGCACCAGAGTAACTGGTCCGCCACGACACGAGCTGGATCGTGCCCACGGAATTCGTCAGGGGAGCTCACTCCACCCGGCAGGCCCATTAGGCCCTGCCGAGGTGGAGGAGCCTCCCCAGACGACCTTCCTTTGGGCACGCCCTACTCGTGCGTGCGCGGCCTTCCAACCGTGCCAACACTGTAGGGCCCTGGAGCCTCGCGCCCCGGTTCTCTACGTGTCTGGGTCACGGCGTTCACCGGGGAGCTTCTGCTCCAGGGCCCTCACAGTATGGCACGGTGTACGGCCACCAGTTACAAACTCTTACGAGTTTTACGCAGAACTTGAATAAAATATAAGAAAATTTCTGGCTTTTGTTGCACGGTTGTGCAACTTTCATCATTGCAGTTTAGTCAATGTAAGGCCTGCACTGTGGCGTCATAGAAAATCACGATCTACGCCCCTCACAGCGGGTCTTCAG